ACAGTCGCATTGTCGCGGACAGTCGCATTGTCGCGGACAGTCGCATTGTCGCGGATAATCGCTTTGTCCCAGATAGTCGCATTGTCGCGGACAGTCGCATTGTCCCAGATAGTCGCATTGTCGCGGACAGTCGCATTGTCGCGGATAATCGCTTTGTCCCAGACAGTCGCTTCTCCGCGGACAGTCGCTTTGTCGCGGACAGTCGCTTTGTCGCGGATAATCGCTTCTCCGCGGACAGTCGCATTGTCCCAGACAGTCGCTTTGTCCCAGACAGTCGCATTGTCGCGGACAGTCGCATCTCCGCAGACAGTCGCTTTGTCGTAGACCCAGCAATCATTATCGTGCGATAGGTTGTCTTCGCATTCTATCCATCCGCCAATGTCGCCCTTCTTGACATTTCCGAAGTCCCTAAGAGCTTTGATGCGGTGCAGGACGTGCCCGTCAACCGCAAATGTTTCTTCTGTCAATTCATATTTCTTTTCCATTTTTCATTGATTTAAAAATTCTAAAAGTTCTTCCGCTTGGCTGAGGGCGAAATCTGAGTTGGAGCCTTCATCGTATTCCTTGACAGTCACCTGCACCGCATAGGTGGTGATGCTTGACTGCACGATTGGCAGTCGGTCGCTGTGCGTGAAGCACGCATAGATTCTCGGCCTTATTCTGTATCTCATTCCTCGCCTCCTTTCGGTTCTTTGCGCTCTTCAACGGCTGCGGATATAACTGCATTTATCGCGTCGCGCTCCTCTGCTGTAATGTGCCTGTGTGCATAGAGGCAAGCAGCCATATATATGTTGAGACCGAGATCTTTATTTTCGGTCATCAGAGTATGGATGAGAAGCCCTATTTCGTGTGTTGTCCCCTTAGAAAAACCACACACGTCGCTCTCTTTCTTGTCTGCTAAAATTACCACTGCTGTACGATTCTTCTTATCTTTATTAAACCAATATTCACTACAGTTGACGATTTTTTCTGCTTCTTTCATTGTCTTTTAAATTTGTTAGAGTTACATAAACTTTATTCCTTACTCTCCTTTCTTAGTTCTTTAATCAGAGTGTCAGCAAACTTGACAGCCCATATACAAACATCTTGCATACTTGGATTAGGGTCTACACCCTCAATAATAGGTGAGGCAAGTCGTCCGACCATAGCAGCCTTTGCTATCTCGTATCTACGCTGCTCCCAATCTGGGGAGCGCAATGTCTTGGCGATGCTCACCACCGCCTCTGCCTGTCTTTGTTCTAAAACATTCATTGTCTTTTAGTTTTGTTAGATTATGTCAAAAATGTCCAGTTGTCTTGGTTCTGTCACTCGTCCGGAGGGGAAGAACAATTGCTCGAAGATATGTTCCATACAGGCGACCACAATTGAGTTGCCTGCGAGCTTGTATTGCTGGGACTCCGAGATGTACATCGGCTTCCCGTTCTTCCTGTGGCCCTTGACGTAGTTTTTGATTTTGTCGTAGTCCTCGTCGTCGACATCCATCAGACGGAAACACTCGCGCGGAATAAGTCTGCGGATGCGATATGGGAACGTGTCGCCATAGACGTTGTTAGGTCTGGCGGACGTGAGGGTTGACCCCACGGATTCGGCGAACTCGGTCTGTAGTTCTGCTACACCGCTTTTCGCTTTGTCCTGCCTATAAGGTCGCAGATTGTTGTCCTTGTCCACCGACACACCGCAAGGCTGACGGCGAACCTCCTCCGCTACTCGGCGAACCTCCTCCGCTACTCGGCGAACCTCCTCCGTCTTCGGTTCCAAGACTGCGTTTTCCTCGCCCGTGAGGAGAGTGCCGATGATGTCTCCCTTGTTGCCCTGTACTCTCCCTCGGCGAGTACAGGATGACGGCTGGGAGATGTTGACCGCACCGAACTCCTCCACCTCCGCAAAGCCTTCCCTTGTGTTGGCTTTGATGCGCAAAGGCTCAAGCAGCATATTGTCTTTCTGCACGCTTGTGATGGTGTTGGACACACCGTCTGTTCTTGGTTCCATCTGTTGCATATATTTCCTTTGTATGTTAATTCTGTGATTCTCATAATCCTTTCTCAGAAGTTTGGCTTCTTCGGTGCGCTTGGGAGTCAATACATTAGGCTCCCTTCCTCTGCTCGCCACCACGAACGGCTCGGCGATAGAGACGGTCTCTCCGTGGTTGTTCATCACAGTAGGAGATACCCCCCCCCACGTTATAAACCTTGCCGCAAGCGTGGTTGCTCGGATACTTGTTCATCTCAACAATCGGCTTTGGCTCCAACACATACTGAGCAGTGTTGCCCCTTGTCCCCGTGCTGCAATGGATGGTGTTCGCCACCTCCTTCGTGTGGTAGTTCTCGATTTTGCCTTTTTTGTCGCGTGAGTAACTCACAATCTTAGGATCTTCTTTCATCTCGATTATTTTTGGAATAAGCCCCCCACCAGTGGGGGTGGTGATAGCAGGAGAGATGCCCTCCGTCTTATACGTTCTATATGCCCGATGTTGACCGCTCTCCACGGTCATCACTCTGTCCGTCTTCTTCATTGCTTGAATCTTCACTAACGAAATACATACAATTGGCATTCACCCTCGCCTTGATGGTTCCGGCTATGTCGTTGACGCATTGGTTGTATGTGTCTATCCATAGCCCCCCCCCTATCAATTTTCGGGAGCATCCGTTGAAGCCGCTTGCCCCCTGTCGCTTGTTTCTTCATTTCTCATTCTGTTTTGGTCGTAATCTTCCACGATGACCACCCCCCCCCCCCTATATCCGTGGTTGCGGAGGCATCGTGCCACCCCGTTGCGGGATATAATATCCTCACTTCTATATTCCGTCTTCTCGATTACTATAACCTTGTCTGTTTCCATTTCCATTTTCCTCGTCTGCTATAGTTACTATACTTCCGTGGTTCAACATCACCGTCGGAGAGATTCCGTCAGTACCGATGACGATACCGCTTATCTGACTCTTCGGATATAGCCTTCCGACACGGTTTATTGTTCTTGGATGTAATTGTCGTCGTTCCTCATCACGCCTGCTTGGATTGTCTTCGCTATACCCCCCCCCCTCAGTGTACTCAAACTTGTGGTTGGTGGTGGTTTCAGCATTCCATTTCAGCCGCCCCAATATCACGTCAGTCTTAAGATAGTATCTATCCTCGACACTCTCACCGTCGTGGTATGTGACAAGTACGTCACGGAGCCGCCGCTCCAACGGGAACGGCTGAGGAAAATCATACTTGATGCCGCTCGGGAACAACTGTGGGAACTTGGCGGACGCATCCTTGCGGATGCTTAACGCGAACACCCTCACACGGTTCTGCGGAACACCGAAATCTTTGGCGTTTATCTTCTTCCAGTATGTCTTGTAGCCTTGTTCGTCAAGGTAGTCTATCCATCGCTGGAAGTCGGGCATAAACTTCTTGGAAGCCAACGCCGCCACGTTCTCGAGTAAAAGGAATGACGGACGCTTCGTCTCTATCGCCCTCCTACACTCCCATAGCAATGATGAGCGCGAACCACTGCCTTCCTGCAAGCCTCGTTGAAGTCCGGCATTGCTGATGTCCTGACAAGGGAAGCTGTAGGTGAACAAGTCAAAGTCAGACACTCGCTCCCAATCGACCTTGCTTATGTCACCGTGGTTGCATTCGGCATACTCTGGAAACACGGCATTGTGGGCGGCTATTGCGTCATCGTCAATCTCGCTCCATCCGACAAGTTGGAAATCCGCACCGCCAGCGTGGCGCCGTGCGACTCGGCGCAGAGCCATCATCTGCGAGCCATACCCGGCGAACGCCTCAAATACTTTTATTTTCATCGTTTCTGTTTTTTTATGACGACCGTCCGTGGGTCAATCCGTACCAACTTCCCTCCCTCGTCACGCTTGCGCAGGACAGGAAGCAAATCAAGAGCCTTGCGGCGGCTCAATCTCAAGTCAGCCTTTGAGTTCTCTATAACGTCGTAGTTCATATCAGTAAAGTCTGTTGAGTTCGTAAGCCTTTATCACTCTTCTCACATCCCTCTGCGTCATTAGGTAATCCTTGGCGATGACACTGACGGGAATGGATAGCATGTGTGACTTGTAGACATCCTTGTGAAGAGGGAATCGGATGTCAAGCACCTCCACAATCATTTTCTGTTTGGGGGAGTAGTGCGCTATGGCATCGCGGAAAAAATAGTCCACCGCCTCACTCTTGGCTTTGAAAGCCATCGCCTCTTCCTCCGGAGTGTAGTAGTTTTCGTTCCTCATAGCGCAGCAGTAATTTCGCCTGACGCTGAAGGTTGACCAAGCGAAGGTTGTTCTTGTCGTGGGGAATCTCCACGACCGCCCTCGCGCACCGCATCAGCAGTCTGTAGTTGTTTGTTGAGATAGTCTTCATACGCTCTTGCCTGTCCTTGCAGGTCGTTGATGGTGTGCAGGCATCGGATGATGTCGTTGAGTTCCCCTTCGTCGAGATGCGCCCAGTCGTTGGCTATCGGTCTGAGAGCCGCTTCCGCCACAAGCAGCGCAGTGAGGAACCTGCTGTTCACACGTTTATCTTTTTGAATCTGTTCTTTCATTTTTTTTATGAATCTAAAATGGTAGTTGTTCCCGATTTGCCGTCACCATCGTAGCCGTTGGCATATCGGCAAGGTCGGAGAACCTTGTGTATTGCTTCTCGTAGGCAGCAATGAACGATGTCGTACCCGTATTTCTGCCTTTAGCCACGATGATCTCCGCAGTGCCGTCGGTGCTGACGTTGGCGAACCTGTCCTTGTAGGCAAGATTCTTACCCTCCGTCTTGTAGTACTCGGGGCGGTAGACGAATATCACGTTGTCGGCATTCGACTCAATCTCACCGGAGCCACGCAGACGGGCAAGGGAAGGGTAGGGATTCATGCGGTCGCGGCTGAGTTGGGAGAGCAGAATGATGCTCACGTCAATCTCACCGGCGAGCCGCTTCAGCGTGGCGCAGATGTCGCCAATCTCCTGCACGCGGTTGTCAATCTTGCCCATAGAGATGAGCTGGAGGTAGTCGATGACAAAGAGTTTCGCCTTCTTGCGGTAGGCAAGCTGACGTATCCAGGCGCATATCTTCGCCACGCTCTGCGCCTTGCGGTTGAACCACATAGGCAGCGTTCCCGTCCTCTCCACTGCGGCGCCCACGCGGTTGTAATCGTCCGCTCCGAGCCGCTTGTAAAGGATGTCCGAGGAAGATACCTGCGCATCGCCCGACACCATACGTGCCGCAAGCTGCATCACCGACATCTCCAGCGTCACCACCCCCACACCGACACCCGCGGTGGCGGCATTAAGGGCGAACGTCAGCGCAAGGGAAGTCTTGCCCATAGACGTTTCGCCGGCGATGATGGTCAGGTCTGTTACGTGCAGACCTCCGCGCTCGTCTATCCCTCTAAGTCCCACGGGGATTTCCGGTGCGTTGTGCGTCCGTGACTGATTATCAAACACGTTGCGCATCACCTCGTTGCAAGCCTCCTCAGCCGTCACCATTTCCGTGGTGTTCGACACAAGGCAGTTGGCAATCTCCGAGTTGAGCCGCTGTAGGGTTGATTCTGAAGGCTCGAGCGGTTGCATAAGCTTCTGCTGTGCCTCCATAATCGCGGCAAGCGTGCGCCTCCTCACAAGCAAGTCGGTCAACAGTTCGTCCGTTCCGTAAGCGGAAGTCACGGGACGAGCACACTGCTCGTTGAATGCAAGGAATGCCGCCTTGTCCACCGTCATCAGCCGTGCCGTCACCGCCATCATATCGGCATCGCCTCCGTTGTTGCGGATGTACAGCATCGCCTCCCATATCGTGCGGTTTTCAGGAACGGTGAACACCTCGGGGTCAAGGACATCGGCAAGACGGTAGAACTCACCGCTGTTGGTGACGCAGGCACTAAGCAGATTGGCTTCCGCTTCCGGGTTGCACAGGCTGTTCATTCTCTGGTGGTTTATAGGATTCCTTGAAGTTCTTCATTCTCTCAAAAATCTCCTCCTCAAAGCGCGGAATGCCGATGAAGAAAGGCTTGCCGTTGCCGACATCCTGCATATAGTGTCGACCGAAGGCGGTGAAAACCTCATCGTCGTAGCCGAGAGCGTCTATGTGCGGAGCCATAAGGTCGTAGAGGAACTCGTTCCACGCCGGCGGCTGGGCAAGTTCTCCGTTGGCTCTACGGATGTTTAGGAGCGAATCAGCGTGCTTCTTCGCGTCTTGGATGGTCTTGTAGTCCTGTCCTCGCTCAATCCAGCCACGCTTGATGGTGTGAATCTGCACGGCAAGTCTGTCACGGGGTAGGTTGTACTTGTAGCACATAGCCTCCACCCACATATCCTCGCCCATCAAAACGTCCTCAATCTCCGACACTGGAATGATCTCCGTTGCCGTCGGCGATGTCGGTTTTTCTCTTTCTTTTGCTACGACGTAGTCGTAGTTTTCTTTCTCTTCAGGGGCTTTTTCTTCTTGGGTAGTAGGGGGTGTGGGGGAAGAAGGGGTTTCTTCTTTTTCGGAAAAACAATTCAAATCAATTGTTTTATTTGTTTTTATTTGTTTTTTTTGTTTTTCAATTGTTTCAGAATTGTTTTCGATTTGTTTTTTTGCCGCATTGCGGTTTCCTTTTGGAGCCCCACGCTTGCTGGGGATGTCCATTCCGTCCACAATCTGACTATATATGGCAGTCAGAAGGAAGTCCACCTCGAAGGACAAACCTTCCGGCATAGACTGTTCCTCCACGATTGTCCGAATCGCTGAATATGCTTCCGCCTGCTGCTCGGGTTTGAGCTTGGATATAGCGTTCATCCATTCTGTCTTGAATACAAAATCCATATTGCTTACTCCTTGTTGTCAATAGACACTGAATGGTCGTTCAGTTGTCTGTGGTAGGTCAATCGTTTCTCTTTGATAAGTCTGCGTAGAGCCGCAAGCGTCTCTTCACGTACAGCGTTGTGTATGGCTGTGAACGGCACGAGCGCAGGAGGATTCAGTTTCTCCTGCATCTGTGCTATCATCTTCAATAGTGCGGAATCGTCAATCATAACTTGATTTTTATTGGGAGGTTCGCTGATGTCCACGCAAGAAGCATAGCGTCACGCTCCTCCTGGTTGCTCCGCTTGGCGGTATAGCCGGTGATGGCGCATATCTCCTCGTGGGTGATTTTGCGGTCTTTGCCTTTCCATATCTTGCGCAGAGGCGGTTGAAGCCGTACATCAAGGCTGAAGTGCCGCGCTATGTCGGCAATGTCGATGCCTATCTGATGGTTGCGCCCCACGTGGTAGCCTTTCTTCGCCGCCACCGCCTTGCTGTCGGAAGGCAGTGAATGGAAGTTGTGGGCAGTAGCCCACGAAGCCTCCACCACCACAGCGACCGTCAACGTGGGATATTCGTTGCGCACTCTGCGGAGGTTGTCCAACAGCGCGGGAAGCGTCATTGTGGTTGCCTCTACCCTTTTGGTTTTGGGACAGAGTGTTGCGACACCGCTTGCCTCCACGTCCGGGTCGATGCCGATGATAATGTCGTATGTCATAGATACTCCTTTCTTCTGTTGATTTCAATTTCCGCCTGTCTAATCATATATTCCTCCTCCGGGGTGGGGATATACCAACCTTCGGTGGCCGCCCAGTTTCGGAAGCGTTCAATTGCCGTTGTCATATCCTCCGTAGACAAGTCTCTGCTTGATTTCAGCGTCCTCACGTTCTGTTGCAGACGGGTGTCGTAACGTCCGGTGACGAACAAATCTGCATTGCAATGCGCCTTGAAGTAATACCGCTTCACGTAGTCCATCGTGTTGCCCGTCTCCATTGCCACAATGCCGATACAGACGTGCAGGTAGCGGTTCTGTGGGTCGCTACGCTGCTTCCTCTCGGTCAGTTCGACCGAGGGCGAGTGCTTGTCAATCAACGACTGCAAGCGTGTCTTGGCACGCTCACAATCGTAGGGATTGGAAAGGTCGAACAACATAGTCCGTTAGTATGGAAGGTCGTCAGAGGAGGCAGACGGAGCCGCCTCAATCTGTTCCGTGGTCGGCTGGCTTGGCATAGGCTTCAGCTCCGAGAAGTCGCCGATGTAATAATTCTCGCCCTCCACCTGATGGTCTTTCGGCACACTCACCTTCATTGAATGGGTGTAGGTGCGCTCACCGAATGTGGACGGGGTCTTGCGTTCCCACAGACCGACATTCAAGAATACGTGTTCTGTGCCGTCCTTGCACATTACTTTTTTGAAAAATCTCTTTGGGACTTTGGTTAAGTCGATTGATCCAGTGTAGTTGCTCATAATGCTGTGATTCTTATTGATGATTTTACTTTGGTTGTCTTTGTGTATTCCTTGTAGGATTCAGGATTTTCCTCCTTGAACTTCTTGGAGTCGAACGTTTCTTTGGTGGTGGGGTCGATGTAGGTGAGCCGCATATTGTCGGTTTCCCACTTCTTCACTCCAGCCTTCTCCATTTCGCCCTTCATCCGCTCGGAGAACGTCTTCACCTGCTCCTCTATCTCTTTCTTCTTTGCGAGCAGGTCAAGAATCTGCATCTCCATCGCCTTGTAGCGGTCGGGCAACGTGTTGACGCTCGGCAGGGGGTTGACGAATTGCCGTCCTTCCACCTCGGCGGCGAGGAGAGAGTCAATCACGCTGTCAGGAATGCGCTGTACCTCCGTTATTTTAGCCTTGTCCCTACGAAGCCAGATGGCAAGCAGACCGACAACCTTACAGCCTGGGTTTTGCCGCTCGAAGAATGTGGCGTAGATGGACAGTTGCCAACGTACCTTGTCCTCGTTGAGATTGCTCACGGTCTTTATGTCGCCAAGGATATACTCCGTTTCTGAGACTTTGAACACCTTGTCAATAGGAGACGCAAAGTGCTCGTTGTCGCTGACAACGTACTCGGATTCACACGGAACGTAGCCGCCCTCCTTGATTAGCCGTTGGTAATTTACCACTTCTGGAATATCCTCGAAAGTAGTGCCGAAGTCGTCGCAGAACTCCACTTGTGCGTGGATTGCACTGCCACGCTCGGCTGCGGCCTTCAGCGTCTCTTCGTCAACCCCGGCATATTCATCGGGAAACAATTGCCGTTGGAGCATCCCAGTGATGCCCTGCAACGCCCTCCCGTCGGGCGCGGTATAGGTATGCCCGACGGGGTCAAATATTATATCTGAATATCTCAACATATTAGCCTTGTTTTAGTTGTTGTTTTCTTTGGGAACAAGCGGTGATTACCGCTTCGTCCTTGCCGAAGTAATAAGAGTTCTTCTTATATATCGCAACGACTTCCTCCTCGGTCTGTGCGGCATACACCGCCGCTATTACTGCCGCCTTGTCAGGAGCAGGAATCTTGGGTGCTGGAGCAGTCGCCTTTGCCTTGCCTGAGCCCTTCGAGGTTGCCGTATACTCCTTGCCGTTGTTCAGAGCGTCCGCGTCTTTAGAGTCGTCGATAGCGAGCAATCCGTTGAGCGCGTATTTTCGAGCGTAGGATGATGCCGTACCCGTAACTTGGCTGCCGTCCATTCCTTTTTTTGACGCTTCCTCACGGGCGAATGCCTGGCTGGGCAGCGACCGTTCTCCGTCAGACAGTGTTGCGGTCGCCTTGACGTAGTATCTGTCGCCGAGCACCACAATATCATCGGTGATGTTTAGATACAGCCTCTCGGCTTTGAGGAGAGGCTTGACCGCCTCGAGGATGTCCTCGCAGTTGCGGTAATTGTAGCCGCCGAAGTTGTTCCGTTGATTCTTCGGTGCTTTGAGCTGCGATTGCACCGCAATCACACGCTCGGTAAAAGTCTTGTCTGCCATATCTATATAAGTTTTTTATCCGTTATTATACAAAGCACTTTCGTGGAGGCGATGAACGACGCCAACGCCCCAGCCTTGATGAGAGCGAACGGCAATAGTGCCGCACTCTCGTCCTCGTTGCAGAGGAGGACGATGCTGACTCCCATCCACACGGTCATCAGCAGGTAGATGATTAGTTTCTTCATATATCTATTTTTTATAATTGTCTGATAAAAAGGAGACTATCCTCACAGACCGCCTCCCTGAAAAAAACATTGTCAATAATGATAAGAAAGTAATAGTCGGCTCGGAGGTATCGAACCTCGCCCCGGTCGTAGAGAATTGGATAAGAGTTGTTAATAATTACCGACCGAAGCCTACCAGTGCGAGCCGTGATGCCTCCCATATCCGTCACGGACGGGGAGGTAATAAAATACAGTCATAAAAAGAAAGTGTGTGGCAGAGGGGGGAATCGAACCCCCTGCGACACCAAGTCTCTAATGAGACCGCCAATGATTTGACGGCAGTCACGAGGAGGAATCGAACCTCCCCTCGGCACCTTGCCACCGCTCGGAATATATAGAGTGAGCAGTCAAATGCTCTGTAAGGAGTGCTGCTCGTTGGTTGGTTGTATACACTGCGGCGTCATAGGCTCGCCGCTTAGCCTCAGCACCTGTTGCATAGTCGGTGCTGACCACATCCGCAACGCCAACTCACACACTCGGCTGGAATGCTTATTGTGTGCGACTCGTTGCGGTCGTTATGCTTGTAGTCAATACGTCAATGTACTCTTTGTAGGCAGGATGGGAATCGAACCCATCCGTATACCATACTGCCTTATTCGTAGATGAATGCGTCGGAGCATTCGTGCCCGACCAAATCACAGAACTCCTGTGCTTCACGGAGTAGATGCACGTGTCTGGGGCTGTCCAATCTCAGCGAGATTGCCCACTCGCCGGAGATGTAGCGGTTGCAGTCGACATTTAGAGTGTAAAGCTTGCCGTCCTCACCGCGGACTTCGGTTGATACTTCGGTGTAATTGTCCTGCTCTCTGGCTATCGCCTCTCTGCACTCGCGGACTGCCTTCATTAATGACTCCCGCTTAATACCTATCGGCTTGCGTTCTTCCAGAGTCTTGATGTTCTCCTCGTATTCATCCGCCCATTCTATCAAGGCTTTTGCGGCAGCCTCGTCTGCTTCTCTCACTTTCGGTGCGCTCTCTCGGAGAGCCGCTTCAGCGGCTTTGTAGGCTTCGAGCCGCTTCGCCCATATAGAAGGACGGTATATGCTTCTTACATCTTCTTCCATATCTATGACCATTCATATACATTGGTATATCCGTTGATGGCTTCGTCAAGGTCACCTTCATTCTCTATCTCCACGTCGCCCAGTTCACCATCGCAGGCGGTGATGTCAATAATGCTGACTCCATAAGCGTCCTCACCGTCCTCCGGCTCCGTGTAGGTCGCCGCGTGGTAATGCCTGTTCTCTGCCCACATATTGTAGAATACGGAGATGACTAAACCATCGACCTCTGTCCAGAATTCCCATTTCTCGTATGGATAGGTGAAAGCGTCCGAATATGATTCGTCGACTTCTTTTTTGAACTCTTTTGCGATTTGCGCGATTTGCGCTTCGCTCAGTAGGACACTCTTTAATTCTGTTGTCTGCATTGCTCTATATGTTATTGGTTAGTTAATTATGACTGAACACCTTGTCAAGGTCGCTCTTCTTGATTCTTATTATGTTGCCGTTTCGTCCTGTGGGGAGCCATCCACCACGGATGCGGTTGTAAATTGTTCCAACGCTGACATCCACGTATTCGGCAGCCTCCTTGATGGTAAGGAGAGGGTCTTCCTCCTGCGGCTTGACCGCTTCAAGCAGACATTCTCCCCAAGCGAGGAAAGCCTGTCGCAGTTGTTCGGTGGTCACTGAGATGGTGACGTTCTGACCGGATTGCAGGATGCTGTTGATGTCAAGCGTGTTCATTTCGTTCTCGTTGCGGTTGTCTTTAATTCACGGTAGTTCTGCACTACGCTGATTCTTTTCTTTCCGCCTTTGTTGATGGTGCAGGCGGCAGCACGGACGGTAGATGTGGAGGCTTCTCGGTAGCCGAAGACGACTACGTCGCCGACCTCCATCTCTCTCAATGTTGCCCTTACGGACAATTTTTTCACCTTTTTCATTGCTAATTAGTTTTATATTAGTAACTTTGTGGTCTTAATAAGTATTCGCTTTACATCTTTGTTCTAGAATACGACACAAAGATATGTAAAAATACCTATACACGTATTATATTTGCAAAGAAATTTTAGGTAAAAATACCAATTCAGAATGATTACAAATAACGAACGTGACGAAAATGCTGTAAGACAACGTATTAATAGCGTCTTAGAAAAAGAAAAATCATCTATTTATGCGCTCTCGAAGGAAACGGGAGTGGAGCAGACTAAGTTGAATAGACAACTTAGTGGCACTTCTCGCCTCTCTTTTGAAACAATCAAGGTGTTTTTGCAACGATTTCCGAGGATTTCCGCAGAGTGGTTACTCAATGGTGTAGGCGATATGTGTTGTGGAGTCCCCGACGAACAGCTCGAACGTGAGATAGCGGAGGAGACAGGTCGTGTGCAGAGCATCGGCGACAATTCCAGCCACAACACACAGACAATGACGGATTCCGCCATTGCCAAGGAGAATGAGATGCTAAGGAAGAGTATCGAGGAGAAGAACGAGGAAATCAAGTTCCTCCGCTCCTTAATCCAAAGGAATGCAGACTAAATATTTTCGGTTATGAGAAAGTTTTTTAACAAAATGAAAATGGTGGACGAGCAGATTGTGGAAACGCTGCACATCCATAGAAGCGTGCATCTCGCCAAACTGATGGTGCAGTTCTCCCCTCCTGTAGGCGCGGGACTGATGATGTGCCACACGGCGAGCCTCCTGTGCGGCTGTGTATGGACGATTGCTTCCGTAATAGCGCGGAGTGCGCTGCTCGTGTTCGCACTGATGGTGGTTCTTTCCGTGGCTTTCGGCTTCTGCTGGATTCATCGGGCGTTCTGCGGCTACAATTTATTGGTAAACGCTTGCATTGAATATGAGAAGCTGTTCGGGTTCGGAACGCTCCTTACCCCGGCGAGATGGTTTGTGCTTGCGCTTGGCGCCGTGCTTTTCTTCCTTTACTTCCGCCGAAAGTGGCTTGTTAAACACAAAAAATACAGAATCTAAAAAAATGGATAAGAAGAAAATATTGAGATGGATAGCGGTGCCGATTGTGGCAGTCGTGGCGTGGTCGTTGGCGAACTGGATAGAGTTCGGATTGTTGCAATCCTTGCTTGATTGGCTTAGGACGCTGCATAACGACAATTGGTTCTGTCAGGCCCTTGTCCGCTTGGCTAATTCTAAATTCCCGGTCTTCTATCTGTGGGTTTTTGTGTACGGCTTTCTCGTGGCGTGTGCGATAGTGGCGACGGTGCGTGTGGCTCCCAGCCACAAACGCAAGGTGGCGGTTGTGGCTGCCGTGGTTGCGACTGCGACTCCGATTGTGCAGGAGTTGTGCCTTGCCGACTTGTCATCAGTCAGTGCAGTGCTCAAGGAGGTGGCTCGGGCGTGGTATTGGATTGGGATGGTGCTGATCGGCTCGCTTGCTGCTTGCAAGGTTGTGTACGACAATTATGACAGATAGATGGGTGCTATAATCAGACTTACGCTCGTGGTGATGATGGCGTTATGCTCCATCTCCGCCTGCGCCCCGGAGCGGACGCAGAGCCAGACAGAGAAGGTGTATGTGTGCCACGGCCCCAAGTCCAAGAGATACCATAGAAATCCCAACTGCAAGGGTCTGTGCCGTTGTTCCACCGACATCAGGCAGATGACAAGGCAAGAGGCGGAGGCAAAGCACTACACCCCTTGCAGGATATGCTACAAAAAAAGGGAGGCATAATCTGTCTCCCTTGTCTCTGTAATACCCATACATAAGTCGCCATGGCTAATAACTCTCCATCCATTCGGTGTATGCGTCACATCCGCTGAGGCAGTCAGCCACATAGCCGGTGGTGTCCTGCTCGCACAGATACTCCCATACCGCCTTAGCCTCGGTCTGTCCTTCTCCTCGGTCGTAGGCTGTGGCGAACTCCTGCCACTCAGTAGAGGACTCCACTTTCGCCCACAACAACGGCTCCTCATCCGCAACGGAATCCATTAAGCAGAAAAAGGCATTGCCGCTCCAGTAGGTTTTGTTGACAGCCTCGGTTGAGGCATAGGCGGCGTGGACTCCGAAGCCGCACATAAACATCGCTCCCGAGAGGAGAGCCGCTGAGATATATTGTCTTGTTGTCATTGTCGTTGTTGTTTTATTCGGTTGTCACTTTGTTTAAATCAATGTCAGGGGTGGCGGTTCGCTTCTTTCCGCTGCGTGTGGTGTAGCGTATCTTGCCTGTCTCATCGTCCACCCACTTGACAAGGGTGATCACCCCGGACTCCGCATTGCTCTTGCTCACGCTGACCTCCTTGCGGTTCACTCCGTCGCTCACCACAATGTAGTATTTGACGTTTCCTTTCTTCGTCTCGCCCTGATGTATGCGGGGCGACTCCATCGTGATAGTCTGAGACTCTACCCATTTCGCGCTTGCGGTGGATGCTATCAGCAGTGCCACCGCCAAGAAGATTGCTTTCATAATTTGTTATTTAGTTAGTTAATATTTAAGTTGTTAGATGTTGCTCTTTTTGCTACCTTTATACTTGGCGAACAAGCCGATCGCCCAGACGGGGAAGGCTGCCGCCGCATATATTGCGGTAAGGTCTTGCGTGTCGGTCACTGCCGCCATCAAGGTGGCGGAGAACAAGGACAGGGACGCAGATGCTAAAAATCGTATCATAGTTCTTTGATTTTTGAATTACACCCCAAAGGTAATATGTATAACTTTACTAACCAAACAAAAAGTAAAGAAAATGTATTACGTTAACATTGTTTAGTAATTGGTATACACATTACTATATATATAATGAGTACCTTTGTGTCATAAACATACAGATATATGGACAATCTTGACACTATCTTAAAGGCGAAAGGACTGACGAAGACGGCATTGGCTGACCGCCTCGGCATCAAAAAACAGAACCTTAACGGGCTACTCAAAAATCCAACGCTCTCCACCATCAGGAGAATAGCGGAAGCACTTGACATCAATCCGAGAGAGTTGTTTGCCGCAGGCGCGGACGAGGTGACGGCACTGATTGAGTGTGACGGAGAGTTGTACGTGGCGCATGATCTGCGCACACTCCGCCAATTGGTCGGAGATTTGGAAATATTGAAATCTGAGAGAGATGGGGCGCAAGGGTAGACCTTTCGGCACGGAGGTGGTCACCCCTCCGGAGGTAAGGAGAATATTTGAGGAGTTGGGTATACAGCTCCTCGCCACACGCAGGGCGAGGCATCTGTCAATAGACGCACTCTCGGAGTTGGCAAGCGTGTCGAATATGACGGTCAGACGAGGCGAACACCCTGCGGACTATCCTCGGTATCTTGGGCTCCATTCACTCGCCAAGATATGCAACGCTCTCGGCTGTGACATCGTCATCGTGCCACGCAGGAGGTAACTCCCATTGTGTGGGAACAAAAAAAAGAGGCTGCACTATGTGCAACCCCTTTTCGGTGTGTGGTGGTGTGGTCTTGCTATCTTGGGATCAAGACCAACGAGCAGTCAAGAGCCTCGCATAGGCTTAGTATCGTATTAAGACTTGCATTAAGGTTGCCACTTTCAATCCGTGCTATGTTTGAGCGAGCAACACCGCTCTTCTCGCTGAGTTCCATCTGCGACATCTCTTTGCTCGTCCTCGCTTGTTTTAGTGCCTTGCATAGGCGCATCCGTGCCTCTGCCTCCGCCTTGCGCTTGCACACCTTGTGGTAGGTGTCCTCGTCATCAATTACTATCAGGCGGTATACATCATCATCACTCCATCCGTAGTCATCCTCCCACGTAGGGTTGTATCTGGGGTCGGCGAAGTCAGCATAGGCAGCCTTGTCCATTTCTATGAGCGTGTATTCGGATTTTTCCATATCCTTCTCGTCTACATCATCAACCCACTCTATGTCGTCTATTGTGACATATCCGTATCTCGGTGTCTGCGTAAGGTAGCATACATCTGTAATTGTTGCCATTTTCTTATTCGTTTATAATTTTGTTGTTATGTTTGTTTATTTCTTCAGCCCAATCTCATACTGATGCACATCGTAGTCGTGATAGCCTACCTTATATCTATCCCACACCTCGTATGTCAACTCTGGTACATCGTTAAAGACGACAAGGATTTCGTCTTCTCTCATTTTATCAAGCACGTCTGCGATGTCGTTCAACCGCTCTGCGAGGGCTTCTTCGTCTTCGCCGAATGTCGCGGCATCCTCTCTCAAACCTTCTGCCTCTGACTTCTCGTAGACCGACAGGCGGTCTACTTCAATAAATGCCTTGCGCAGATCGAAAGGAGCATCCTCCCATCCGCAATCTGTCCACACTCGCTCGCCGTCACGCTTGGTGTATGAGTGCATCGTCAAGTCGTACTTCTTGGCGATTTCTTCAGCCTCTGCAAAAGAGGCGAAACCTACGATTGCCTTACCTGCCGTGGTGTCTACCACCTTGCAGTATGATGGTGTGTCAAGACCTTCGAGCGATGTAGGGCTATTGGTGCTGAAGTAGAAAACATCGCCTTCTTGGTTCACACCCTTGTAAACCCGTACATCATCATCAGCGAAATAATCAAGCATTTCTCTCGCCTGTTCTGCATCGAAACCATTCAATTCGGTGATATACGCTTCGTTGAGTAACTCTTGCAATTCTTCTTCGCCATATTCGTCGGACGCCAGAAATGGGTCTGCATTGAATGTCATCACATTAACGTCTGTTGCATTGATTTTTGTTGCCATAGTTTTTTGTTTTTAAGTTAGTATTGGTTTTTATTTCTGATGCAAAGATAATACACAATGTAGTATATATGCAACACTTTACTCAACAAAATGCACAACGTTAACACTTTTTAGCAAAGACAGGCAAAAAACAAGGTGTGACAATGTGCGCCACACCTTACTATATAATATATGCACATTTTGCACAAATACGTGTAAAGTGTGCAAAACACTATGTGTTGCCAAAAAACGGTGTCACCCTCCCTATGCGGTTGTGGCTGTCAGCCGCCTTGACAGCGTCAGCCAACGCAGTGTCACGCTTGGCGGCGTAGTAGTCAAGTCTGTCACTGCCGATAAGAGCAAGCCATCCACACACAATTGCCAACACGATGTAGTCATGGGAGAGCACCTTGATGAGTGCCACTTGTGATGACGAGGTGTCACCATCCATCTGCATTGCCAATGTGTACACATCCGGGGTGTGCGCTACGTCATCCGTGGTGATGTCGCCACCGATGGGTGTAGCCGTGTAGCCGTGCAGGTGCTCCGCCAGCACGGCAAAAGCCGTGTCTGCAAATCGGATAGTCCTCCGTGCATTTTCGCCCTCGCAGATGTCGTTGTATATGTGTCTGACGTGTGCCGTTTCCTCGCTCGGCAGGGTGTCGGCAATCACGCTCAAAATGCTCTGTGCATCATACTCTATCTCATTGCGCATAAGCGCAATTGTCACTTGTCGTTGTCCTTTTTTCATTTTTTACCTGTTTTTTCCGTGTATTTGACTCTTTTTCTTGTGTTTAAGTCGATGACAATCGCTTCGGCAAGGGTAGTCCCTTGCTCCTCGTAAAATTTCGCACTCTCGGGCGCCAAACGCCCAAGATAGTCAGCCAATATGCTTGCAATGACGTATGCCATTGCGTTCGCTCTGATGTTTCTCTCGCCTTGCGGCGCAAGATTGTCGGGGAGAGCAAGGGTGATGATGGAGCCGTCATCGCTGTCGGTGACACTCTCCACCCACTCTCCACAGATGGTGACGAGTGATGTCACAGCGGTGTCGTACATCGTTGTCAAAAACTGTGCGTCATCGTCAGTGGCGAACACCTTGTCGTAGGTGCTTGGATCATCTGCCCCGACACTCCTGCCGCCGACATAGACTGTCTCGGCAGACACCATCTGCAAGGCCTTCAGCTTGCTTAATTGGATTTCAAATCGTTTCATATTCTATTTCTCGCTTAAAAGTTGGATACTCAGGTTGTTAACCAAGTTCATGATGTTGCTTTTCGCAGTCTCAGGCTCCGCCGATGCTCGTGCGTCAAGGGCGAGTTTGAGCAACCGCACGTATAAGTTGCACAAGTCTCTGTCATCCAAGTTGGTAATTGCACGCTCAAAGTTTTGTTTTTGCGCCCAAACAATGCTCGCCACAAAGTTGCCGATGTCGCCACCATTGGCAAAGGTCTCAGCCTTGCGCTGTAGCTTTGCCTCCTCACGTTTGCTGAGTACAGGCGCTTTGCTTGCGTCGATTGCCGCAAGACGCTCCCTCCATGCTCTCTCTCTCCGTTGTTTATCCATAGTTAATTTTTATTGATTATGTCCAAAGGTAAGTGCTTAATTTTGAGATGTTAAGATAAAAAATAATTAACTATGATAGGTAGCATTATAGGAGGAGCGATGAAGCTCGGTGGGAGCATCTTCGGCGGCATCAAGGCGCGCCGGGAGGCAAAAAAACAGCAAAAAATGCTTGATGCGCAAAAGGCTGAAAATCAAGCGTGGTATAATAGGCGGTACAATGAGGATGGCACTCAACGTGCAGACGCCCAACGTTTGTTGACCAACACGCAAGACCTGCTCAGGCGGCAGACAAAGGCGGCACAGGGAGCGAATGCGGTGACGGGCGCAAGCACGGAGGCGGTGGCGGCGCAGAAGGCGGCAAACAACCAAGCACTTGCCGAAGCGACAAGCACCATTGCCGCTGCATCTGATGCTCGCAAAGACAATATCGAGCAGCAGTACCAAACCAACAACAACGTTTTGGCGGACAAGCAAATGCAAATCAGCCGACAGAAACAAAACGCTATCACGCAGGCAGTGCAGGGCGTGGCAGGTACAGCAGACAGTATAGGCGGCATCAATGACAGATTTGATAAGGACACCGAAAAGACTAAGTAATATGGATAAGAAAAAAGAAATCGTAGGGAGTAGCGATACCCCCGTGGTCACCGACAAAAAAGTGACTACTACACCACCGACAACGTCAATTGGTGCAACTGCTCCATCGCAGAGCGAGGACGAGTACAACGAGCAGCCGCCGACACCGCAAGCACCTCCTACTACGCCTGCCCCGGCTGTCACGACAACGTCACCAATACAGACACCGCAGTACGATGACACCGACAGGCGCAATCAAGCGAACTTGGCTGCTCAGCCGACAGACAACGAAACTATGATATTGCAGTTTGACGAGAATAACAAGCCTACCCTTGTCAAAACGGATGTGGCAACACCGAAAATAACCCCAAAAACGACCGATACGGCTCCGTCAACCACCACACCGGCAACAGAAGGTGAGGAGTACCACACATACAGAGACATCCTCGCCAAGCTCGCCCCCCAAACGAGTGACGAGGACAAGCGCAAACAGATGCGCAGGGAGAGACGCAAGGCTATCGTCAGCGCACTCGGTGATGGTCTCTCCGCATTGTCCAACCTCTATTTTACGACAAAGGGAGCCCCCGACCAAGGACTCAAGCCTGGGTTGACCGAGTCCGCAAAAAAGCGGATGGATGATCTACGTGCGCAATGGCAAAAGGAAAAGGACAAATATCAAGATCTTATGCTGAAAGGTCTTGAGATGGATAGAGAGCAGGGCAATTGGCTGAAAACATACGAGATGCAGAAAAACGCCGATAAGCGTGCCGAGGAAAAATTTGCCAAAGAAATGCCGATGCTTGAGAAGGAGATGGCAATGCTTGACGAGAAGATACGTAAACTGAAGGATGATAACGACTTAGACGAGAAAACGAAGGCTGACCGCATCGCAGTTGCGCAGGCAGAATTAGAAGCGAAAAAACGTGATTACGATTATCGCAAGACGCACCACGGTTTTTCGGAAAAAGAAGACATTGAACGGAAAGACAAGGAGCGGCGTCACAGAGAGAGCCTTGCGGCAAGCAGGGCAGGTGGCGGCGGCAAAAGTGGCAAAACATATCGCATATACAATTACAATAGTACCGCATATTCAGACTTGACACCGAATGAGGTCAATAGGCTGTATGCCGCCTTGTATTCAGACGGCAAGGTCGGTAAATACTCTTCCCTTAACGACAAGGTGGCGGCAATCCAACGCTATCACTCGCTCAATAATGACACCTATGAGGTGGAGGTTCCAGTGTATTATGAAGATAAAGATGGCAAAAAAAAGATACGTAAATACATAAAAGGGACACGTAGGTACAAAAACCGCAAGGACGATGCCGCCAATGGCGGTAGATATGACAAGATGTCGACGTGGACAACCTTCAACGGAGGCAATAAAAGTAATGGTACTATTAAAATAAACTATTAAGGATGTCAGACAGAATAAAGACGCTATACGGCCAATTAGTCAGAAATGGCTATGACTTAGGAGGATATGAGAAATTCAATGCGGCGATGCACGATAGCAACCGCAGACGCAGTCTGTATAATCAGCTTGTTGCGAACAGGGCAGACTTGGGTGGATATGAGAAATTCAGCAGCGTTGTTGAGACTGCACCACGCACCACCCCGAGCGCACCGCAGAAAAAGCGTGATGTAGTGGCGGACACCATCAATATGCTCCGCACTCCATCATCGCAGTACACGCGACCGCAACAGACACAACAGACTGCTCCGAAGAAAAAGTGGAGCAACGAAGTGGATGTGTACTCGTCAATGCCTGATGTGGTAAAGCAATATGCGCCTACACCGACACCGCTGAAGACAGACTCATCGGTGTCAATGCGTTCAGCCGCAACATCAACGTGGAATGCCGCTGACAGAGCGACTCGTGAAGAATACGACAGACTGCATCCGAAGAAGGAGGAGTCTTTCTGGGAGAGAGCTGCCCGTCTGATGACAGACGCAGAGATGGGGATGGGCAACGAGAATATGGAAAAGGCGACCGATATGCTTGCATCGCACTACAAGACTCACGATTTGCAGAAATTGTCCGACCAAGCGTGGAACGCACTTGGGGCAACGCAACAGAAAAACATCACAGACGAGGCTTATGATGAGCTGAAGCGACAATATCCGCAAGCGACAGAAAAGGAGCTGAGAGAAGCAGCGGCTAAGGTAGCGAGAGCCAAGAGCGACGAGACGATGTACAACCTTGCTGTGCAGAAGAATATGCCTGACAATGCCATCTCGTTCTTTGCGCGGAAGATGGCTGAGGGCAACTCTGTCGCAAGTCTGTTCACTGGACTCGCTCGACAAAAGGCAGGTACTGTCGGAGACTTGGCGGCTGAGACCGAAGCAAATGAGCGGTATGGCAAAAAGCACAAGGTGGCAGGTATCGCCGGTTCTGTAGTCGGTATGGCATCAGACCCACTGACGTATGCGGCTGGCGGTGTAGGCGGAGCGGCAACCAAAGGAGCGTTGTGGGCAGGAGGCAAGGTCTTGTCAGAGGCGGCAGCACGCAAGATGTCGCAGACACTCGGAGGCAAACTGCTCCTCGGTGCGGTAGGCGGAGCGGCTAACTTCGGCACGTTCGAGGCAGGCGGAGAGGCTTTCAACCAATACAAGTGGGGCGGTACTCTCGATGTAGACCCTGAGACAGGCAGATATGTCGTAGGCGATTTCTCGCTCGGCAAGGTGGCATCACAGATGGGACACGGACTCACGATGGGTGGACTTACGGGTGCATTCGGTACGTGGCTCGGCAATGTCAGCACCAAAGCGGCACAAGCCACGACAAGCACCTTAGGCAAACTTGGGGTGCGTGCAGGTGAGCTTGGAGTAGGGCTTGTCGGAGAGGGTACTATATTCGCCACGCCAGAGTTCATCACCACGTATGGCGATTACAACGACATCATCAAGTCTGTCTCCGATAAAAATTCCCCCAACTATATTGCCGACGACAAAGAGCGGAGCAAGTATATTGCAGAGCTAAAGGCGCAGAGAGGAGAGCGGATGATGGATATATGGCAAGACAACCTTGCTATGATTGCAGGCTTCAAGGCACAGCACGCAATCAAGTCAGCAGGACGCACCATCTCCGAGCTGGCGGCATCACGCAGAGGCAAGGTCGGATTTGTGGAGCGCATGGGCAGGATGCTTGACGGGCATCCAAGCCTCGCCCTGAGCAAGGAGGAGCAGGCAGAGTTGGACAAGCACGGCTATGGAGACTTGACACAGATGGTCAAGGAGTACAAGGTGTATGCTCAAAAGGACGGAGACTTGCCGTACAACAAAATCACGCAGTTGCTCAACGACAAAAACGTAAGCGAGGCGGCAAGGGCAAAGATGTACTACTATGTCACAGGGCACTCCTTGCCAATGTCGGCAGTGATTGCGTCCAACGTCATTGACAATGGCGATAAGACATACACCGTGCAGTCGTTGGGCGACAATGGTGTAATCACAAGCAGGACTTACGGGAGCCGCAAGAGAGCGGACTATGAAAAGGCTCGCATCGATAGGCAAGCAGAGCTCAACGGAGTGGCGATGGCAGAGCAGATGTTTGACAATATGGACAAAGCCGAGCGGCTAAAGGCTGTCTGCACAAGGCTCGCCCAAGACAAGGGAGTGTCGCCGGAGACACTGCTATGGCTGACACACAAAGACCCAAAGCAGATGACCGCCGCAGAAAAGCGGTGGATAAAAGAGATAGAGGCTGCCGCCAACGAGGATGCTCCGCAGGGCGAGAACGCCACAGTGAGACACATCAAGGGCGTCATTCTTGACGAGTATGGTGTTGATGTAGACAAGGCATTGCGCAAGGCGGCGGACAGCCGCACCGATGCGGAGAAAACAGCCATATCGGCTTACAACAACGAATTGGTGCAGGCGGTCGCAGAGCGCAAAAATGCCATTAGCCAAGGCGAGACGACTGACGCATACAGACGTGGTTACGAGGCAGACACGCAAGGGATGCGTGATGCCTACGTGGCGCAGATGTATGAGCCGAGCGAGGATAATGCCGAGACACTTAGAGGGGTGGAGTCGCAAATCACGGAGAGTGCCAAATATCAAGCGGCATTGGAGAGAGACGAGCTAAAGCAGATGACACATAAGGACGGCTCCATACATCTTGCCACGCTTAAAGATAAAGACAAGGACGGCAATGGCAAGCAAGTGTACATAGTAGACGGCGACATTGTGATGAAGGAAGACGGGAGCGGCATTGACGCAGACGCAAGCAGTAAGAGCGTCATCATATACGACCCGGCTACTGGAGAGAAAAAGATGGTGTCACCGACTGCGGTTGACGGCATAGAGTCGCTTGGCGAGGTCAAGACGGCAGAGCAGAGAGAGGCGGAGATAAACGCACATATGCAGGACACCATCCAGCGAAGCAAGGATTGGTTGGAGGGCAACGTAGCCAACCCTGTCGGTATGCAGATACAATTGGGTGACGGACGTATCGCCACCATAGAGGCGATGCACGAAGACGGTAAGTCAGCCATAGCGACACTCCCTGACGGCACTCAGTTTTTGGTGCCGAATGACGTGTTGCAGAGAATCGTCAACAACGGGCAGTATGCGGATTACAAAGCGAGGAGAGATGCCGAGGCAAGCAAACGAGAGGCAGAGCAAGGCACCGAGAGCGCACCGGAGACAGCCACGGAAGGCGGACAGCCATTGCCGGAGGAGGCTTCCCCTAAAGAGGAGGAGCGCAGAGAGTATGCGCAAGGAGACGTGTTTGATGTCGTGGTGGACGGCAATAAGATGCACGCAGAGATAGTGTCACCAAAGGACGCAGACGGAAGGTTCGTTGTCAATGTGGATGATGGCGAGTCTATGCGCACTCTGTATGTCACCCCGGAGGAGTTGGCTGCGATGGAATACAGAGAGGAGCCATCGCCAAAGGCGGAAGAAACAAGGCTTGCCACCGAGGATTCCTCGGATAAGGCATTGGAGAGAGGAGAGACGCCGGAAGAATTGTTGCAGTCAATCAAGGAAAACGAGGCGGCAGTGGCGGAAGCACAGAGGACGGTCGATGCTTGGAAAGCCATCGTAGGAGAGAAGTCACGCAGAGAGGAAGCCGCCAAAGCGGAAGCGGAGCGCATAGCGACCGAGAAGGCGGAGGCGGAAAGGAAAGCCGCTGAGGAGCGTGAACGTGCCGAGGCGGAGGAAGAAGCTCGTGTTGAGGCAGAGAAGAAAGAGGCAGAGAGGATTGCCGCAGAAAAGGCTGAGGAGGAAGCTCGTGTTGAAGCCGAAAGGAAGGCAGAGGAGGAGCGCATTGCTAAGCAGAAGACTGAGGAGAAGGTTGACAGTCCGAAGATTGACAAGCAGGGGAATCCAATTGACGCTGAAGGCAGACTGATAACTGAGAAAGTTGAAGACATCAGCGATTTGTCTGACGATGATTTCAACAATCCGAAACGTTCTGTTGAATTGCCTAAGATACCGAAGAATATAGATAACGCTCTCGGTGCGAACGGCAAGCCTGTTATTATCAAGAAGAATATATTCGAACGGAACAAGAACGCTCATTCAGACTTAACGGCAGAGCAGAGCCGAGAAATACTTAAAACAGCGCTGTACTCGGCTGATTTGTATGCTAAGAACCAAAAATCCAAGCGCCCATTCAATTGGGTAATTATCAAAACAAAAGACCACGATGGTAAAAACAAACTTGTCCTCTTGGAAGTTAACGACAACAAGGACAATGTGGAAATTGTGCATTGGCACTATCTTGATGACCGAGGCCTTGAAAAAATAAAAAAGCAAGCCGAACGTGAGGGCGGGCAACTCCTCATACTGCCTTCTGAAAAAGAAGAGGCTGGTGCCCTTTCCAGCCGTACATCCGACTTGCCTGCTGACAAAGGTAGTGAAAAGGCGGAGAAGAAGCAAGAAAAGCAGAGCGTTTTTGACAAGGCTAAGGAGATTGCCGACAAGGAGGAGAAGAAACGCAAGGCTGAGGCTGAGGATGACAAGCCAAAAGAACAGTCGCTGACTGAGGCGGAGCGCAAGGACGCCGAGGAGGTTGCAGGTGCGTTGGGCTATCGTGTGGAATGGGTGGACACGATGGCGGAGAACGGAACGATAGACGCGGACAAGAAAGTGATCCGTATCGCAAAGGATGCCGAGAACCCGTTGGTGCAGGTGCTGGGACACGAGGTGGCGCACGGAGTGAAGCGGATGGACGGTGGCAAGTTCAAGGCTTTGCAGAAGGCGGCTATGGAAGTCGTCGGCGAGAAGGAATGGAATGAACGCATCGAGAAGAAGCGCAATTTGAATGCTTATGCCGAGGGGAAACTCGCCGAGGAGGTGACGTGCGACATCGTTGGAGAGGCGTTGAACGACAAGGATGCGTTGAAGCGTCTTGCCGAGTCGCTGAGAGGAGAGAGGGGCATCCTTGCCCGTCTGCGTGACGCAGTGGTGAGGATGGTCGAGTATTTCAAGAACAGAGGCGACAAGGAAGGTGTGCGCAGGATGAAGGCCGCCGACAGACTTCTCGCAGAGTTTGAGAGTGCGTTGAAGGAGGGCGTTGCACCAGAGCAAGTCAAGCCTGAAGGTGTAGACCGCAGTGTAAGGGAGAGCCGAAGCGAGAAGACGGAGTTGACAGCGGAGGAGCGGGAACTGAGGGACAACCTTGTGGAGCGTATGCGCAAGGGTGGACTTGACGTGGTGACTGATTCGGAAGAGATGCAGAGAGTCATAGACACCGAGAACGAGCGGACAAGGATGATGGGTGCCGGTTCAGTCCGTGAGCATCGTGTGTACCACGGCAGCGGAGCGGACTTCGATGCTTTCGACCACTCGCACATGGGCGAGGGTGAAGGTGCGCAGGCTTACGGTTGGGGCACTTATGTGACCGAGGTGGAAGGTATCGGCAGGACGTATGCTATTCAGAATACAACGAAGCACAACGATGCTTTACGTGCATTGCAACACGATGTAGATGCTATATCTGACCAACTTAACAGACACCGGGATGATTTGAAGTATGACGAAGAACAGCTAAAACGTGCTAACGAATGGAGAGCCGAGGCTGAACTTGACTATGAATTGTTCAGAGATGAAGCTGAGAAATTAAAGGAAAAATATGGGGAGGCTTCTCCTAAATACCGAAATCATCTGTTTAATGACATCTATACAGATGAAATGAAACGTGCTCAAAGTTCAGTTAAGAGCACAGAAAAGTCAATCCAGTATCGCAAGGAGAAAATAGCAGAGTTGGAAAAGGCATTAAAGGATAAGCAAGCGGAGATTGATGAACTGCCGAAGGAGTTTCCACGCCACCTTTACACCGTAGAAATCCCCGATGACAACGGCAGCAACTATCTGGATTGGAATGGACACCCTGCTGAATCTTTACTGAAAGATGTAGGTTCGTTTTTGGAGAGTGAAGGCTTTGAGAGGGTACAGGATGATAACCCTGCCAGATATGAGAAAGGCGAAAGCACCGTTGTTTTGAACCCCAATGCGACTGGAGCTGATTTGTATGCGGAATTGCGTGAGGCTCTTGGCAGTGACAAGAAAGCGTCACAAGCATTGGCTGAGTTAGGCTGTATTGGTATCAAATATCCTGCTGACAATATGCGAGGTGGCCGTGAGGATGGCGCAAAGAACTACGTTATCTTCAACGAGAATGATACGAAGATAACCGCCCATACACGCTTTCTGCGGACAGCAGGCGGAGAGGTGTACGGCTTGGTGAAGGACGGACGCATATACCTTGACCCAAAGGTGGCTACAGCGGAGACTGCGGTACACGAATACACGCATCTGTGGGGCGATATGCTGAGACGCAAAGACCCAGAGCAATGGAGCCACACGGTGAAGGAACTGAAGAACAGCGTTCTTTGGGAGGAAGTGAAAGAGTCGTATCCGGAGCTGAAGACCGATGACGAGATAGCGGACGAAGTGTTGTCGACGTTCAGCGGACGCAGAGGAGCGGAACGCTTGCGCGAGGAGGCACGTAGGGTTGCCGATGGCGAGGGCGGAGTGTTCACCAAGGCGAAGGCTATCGAGACGTTGGAGCGAGTGAAGGAAGCCATAGCGCGGTTCTGGGAAGGCGTGGCGAGGATGTTCGGCATCAACCGCTACCGCAGTGCCGAGGAGTTGGCTGATATGGCTATGAGGGACTTGCTTGACTCCAAGAATCCTATGAAGGATGAGAGCGGAATGAGAAAGCGAGGAGAGGTTGGCGAGACGCTTGCCACGTCAGGCACATATTTCAGCGGAGGCGGACTGCTTGAAGCAGGTCTGAAAGGCGTGATAGACCCGAAGGTTGCGGTTGAGTTCAGCGAGAAGATAGCAGGAGTGTATGCCGACAACCACGGCAACCACATTGTTGTGGCAGACGTGAGGGATGTTGACCCCAAGAAACTTGTGGGCGCGGTTGACGGAGGCGAGGTGCAGTACTTCCACGCATCTCCGGTGTGCAAGAACTTCTCCAAAGCCAAGCGAGAGGGAGGCGAGGTTGAACTTGACAAGGAGACAGCGTTGTCGACAGCCGAGTTTATAGCGAAGACAAGACCGAAGGTGGTGACCATAGAGAACGTAAAAGGCTACCGCAACAGCGAGGCGTTGAAAATCATCACTGACGAGCTTACCCGTCAAGGATATGACTGGGATGCCGATGTGTACAACGCGGCAGACTACGGAGGCTATACGAAAAGAGAACGGCTGATAGTGCGAGCCAAGAGAGACGGCAAACTTCCTCCCAAGCCGGAGAAACTTCCCGAAGAACTGAGGAAGAAGGGATGGTATAGCGCGGTGGAAGATTTGATTCCACACCTTGAAGAGAAAAAGACAGGTGTTCCGCAAGGCACTGACGAGCGGTTGAAGAACAGCGGAATAGACTACCGCACCATTGACAAGCCTTTGTATGTGTTCGGACGTGGCTATGCCAACAAGACCGTAGGGCACGCTTTTGCCGATGAGCTTCTGCCAACGCTCACCACCGGAGGCGGAGACATCATAATAATGCCTGACGGCAGGGTGCTTAAAGCGTCACCGAGGGTGCTTGCGAGAGTCACTGGGCTGCCCGACACGTACAAGATGCCTGAGACAGACCAATTGTCGCACACCATAGTCGGCAACGGCATCCCAACGCAGTTGACCGAAGGTGTCATCGCTCCTTTGCTTGACAATGCCATTCCGTCTGCCGAGCGAGCCACCAAGCGTGAGAGCGTGTTTGACGTGGCGGATAGAGTGTCGCAGAACCTTGAGGAGCGGACGAGGGCGATGGCTGAACGCATTGCAGAACAACCTGTTGAAGAAATAAACAATCGGTTTAATGAGGAGCTGGAGAAGTACCAAAACAACGAATTGCCAAAAGGCCATCGCTTTGAATTAGGTATGCCATCAGCAGAGTTGCAAAGTGCTGGTTTCCCAACGCTCCCAATAAGTATGCGTTCTTCGTTGTTGGCGAAAAAAGCCGGAGCGGAGAGACATCCTTTTGCCCCCACTGACTTACGAGACTTGGTAAACGCAATACAGAAACCTATAGCTATCTTCAATTACTCTAAAAATAATATGCGCAATCTGATTGTAGATGTATCGCGCGGAGGAAAGCATTTCTTGGTTGGAGTGACACTCAACTATAAAGCAGACAATATAGAAATAAACAGTGTTTCTGGATTATTTCCTAAAGAGAACCACGAATGGATAAAATGGATTCAAGATGGAAAAGTATTGCGAATAGACCAAAAAGAAAAGGTTCAAGACCTGATTAACAGTCTACGGACTAATCCCGCTGAGTCTGAAAGAATCGGTTTGAACCTTGATGATGTGGCAAAGAAAGTGAAAGATTTTGAAAATCCCAAGCTTTTTGATGGAAAAATTTCAGAAGTAGACAAAAAGGGTTCAGATTCAACCGACCGCTCCGTCAGAGAGAATCCCAAAAACGAGGATAAGCCACGCTTCAGCAGAAAGCCGGGCGAGAGCATCTTCGACTATGCGTCACGTGTGTCGGAGGACGTGGATAGAAGCGTGAGAGAAAGAGTAAGCGCACGGGACGAGTATGAGAAGAAGGTCAAGAGCAAAGGCTTCCAAACGAAGGAGGCGTTGCAGAACAGTATGCTCGGACTACAGGAGTTTATGCTTGCAATAGACCACGCATCGGGCAACAAGCGGTACATAGAGGACATTCCCGACTTTGAGAATCCGATACTCGGAGAGAACCGCCTGTCGTCGGTGAACAAGGAGGAGATGCACCAAGTTGCCAAGACGCAATTCAAGCCGTTGATGTCGGCAGTGGCCAAACTGAGCGGCAACGGCAAGGAGAGCGGAGAATTGTACGACTATATGTTCGCCAAGCACGGACTTGAACGTGATGCCGTGATGCGGCAGAGAGAGGCTCAGAAAGAGTTTGACAAGTACCAAAAGGCAAATCCCAAAGGAACTAAAACGATTGGGGATTTCGTTGCAAGCCTTGAAGGCAAAGACTATGCAGGACTTACGGCATTGACGGCAGAAGACGGCAGGGTGAAGTCGATACAATCGCAGATAGACGCCATAGACGAGCAGATGAAGGCTACAGACGACCAATTGTTGCTCCGTAAACTCGGTGGTCAGAAGAAGCGGTTGAAGGTGGATTTGCTCAACGCCGCAAGGGATGCCGCCGATGACATCCGCAAGGCTTTTGAAAACAATCCGAGCCATGATCGGTCAGACATAAATGAATTGTGGAGTCGAGTAAACGAAGTGAACGGCAACACAATTAGGAAGTTGTATGAGAGCGGTATGCTCACGAAGGAGGCATACAACGACATCAGCAGTATGTATACGAATTATATCCCTATGAGGGGATTCGACCAAACGACAAGCGCGGATGCCTACGCTTATCTGACGCACGGCGACAGCGCATTCAACGCACCGATAAAGACAGCCAAAGGGCGCAGCTCCAAGGCTGACAATCCTATAGCATATATGCAGGCGATGGCGGAAAGTGCGATAATGCAGGGCAACCGCAACGTATTGGTGAAACAAAAGATGTTGAACTTTGTGCGCAACCATCCGAGCGACCTTGCGAGTGTCAGCGATGTGTGGTTGCAATATGACTCGGTTGCAGATGAGTGGAAGCCGGTGTTTCCCGACAATATCGGTGCCAATGACAGCGCATCTGTGGTGGCGAAAAAGATGGAGGCATTCGAGGATAAAATGAAACAGATGGCAGAGAAACACCCGGACTTGGTGCAAAGAAGCAACGAAGCACCTGACATCCCATATAAGGTGGTAGAGAAAGGGCAGTTGAACGAACACCAAGTGCTTGTGAAGCAAAATGGCAAGTCTTACATCATCACAGTCAACGGCAGCCCAAGAGCGGCACAGGCAGCGAATGGCTTGACGAATCCGGACACAGACCTTACGGGCGCAGTCGGTAAAGTCTTCGAGGGAGCCGAGGCGTTGAACAGACAATTGTCCTCCTTATACACCACGTTGAACCCCGACTTCATTGGCTCAAACTATGTGCGAGATGCCTTGTACTCAAATACAATGGTGTACGTCAAGGAAGGAGCTAAGTATGGTGGTTCCTTTAATCTCAATTTCGCCAAATACAATCCAGCGGAAATGGCGAACCTATATGCAAGTTACAACAAAGGCAGCCTTGACACATCCAATGAAACGCATAGACTGTTTTTGGAGTTTATGCAGAATGGCGGAGAAACTGGCTTCGTGAACCTAAAGCAGATAGAGAAGAGGAAGTCGGAGATAGCGAAAGCAATCAAGCGGGATGGGAGAATATCCGCGGCACAAATTTGGGGCGGTTTGAGCGATGCCGTTGATTTCGCCAACAGGGCAGTAGAGAACAGCGCAAGGTTTGCGGCATATGTCACGTCACGGAAGAGCGGACGCAGTGTAGGAAGGTCAGTATATGACGCAAAAGAGATTTCTGTCAACTTCAACAGAAAGGGAAGCGGCTCTAAATTTATGGGAGCGGAAGGACAGACCAAGGCAGGAAACGCCGCCGCTTTTGTGTCGGGAGCCGGAAGAGGCTTGTATATCTTTTGGAACGCAGGTCTTCAAGGACTCACTAACTTCTCAAGACAGATAGGGAGACATCCTGGCAGAGCGTTGACATTGGCGTCATTGCTGTTTGGCTTTGGTGCATTGATGTCGTATTTAGGGAATAGAGACGATGACGATGAAAACAATTACTTCAATCTTCCCAAGTATATCCGCAGAAGCAACGTCTGCTATAAGATTGGAGATTTGTTTGTCACGATTCCCCTTCCCGTTGAGTATCGGTCATTCTATGGACTTGGAGAATTGGCGAGCAGCACACTTGCCGGAAAAGAGGACGGAACGACAAAAGACATCGCCAAAGAAGCGGTTTCACAAGTATCGCAGTTGTTCCCTATTGACTTTGCAGAAGGAGGCGGAGGACTGCACGCATTGATTCCGAGTGCCGTAAAGCCGATAGTAGAGGCAGAAACCAACACCGCATGGACAGGTCTGCCGATTTATAAGGACAATGATTTCAACAAGAATATGCCAGAGTACACGAAAGTGTATAAGACCGCCAATAGGCATCTTGTTGAGATAGCGAGAGCGTTGAACGATGCCACAGGAGGCAACAAGTACAAAAAAGGCTTTATAGACATAAATCCTGCGAAAATGGAATATGTCCTCAAGGGTATGCTCGGAGGAGCGTTCAGTTTCCCAGACAAACTTGTCAAAACAACAGAGACGATTATGGGCGACCGTGAATTTGATTGGCGGAACACACCTTTTGCCAACAGATTCGTGAAGAACGCAGACGAGAGGACGGAGTACAAGTCTTTGAACGAACAATACTTTAAGTTGAAAGATGAAATGGATGTCGTCAAACAACAGCTGAAAGGCTTTGAAAAAGAAGCTGATGCCGGGAACGAAAAATACGAAAAGGCTCTGCTTCAATTGGAGGACAGCAAAGATTATGAAAGGTTGGAATTATTCAAGGATTATGAGAAGGAACTTAAAGGCTTGAACGATGAACTCAAGGAACTAAGGATGTCTCCTGATTATGACAAGGCAGAAGAAAAAGAGTTGCAAAAAGAGATTGCGGAACAACAGAGACAATTGATCGACGAGATGAGAGAAATTAAAAAATAACTACGCTTAACTGATTGTGTTCTATAACTTTGAGGATATGATAAAGGTTAACAAGAATAGAATGATACCGTTGTCTCGGCTTACTCAAAGAGAGCGAGCCGAGATGGACACGGTCAAGTTTGACAACAAGTTCAACGATGACCGCAAAGCGACAGACATCCTTTTCCTTGCGAAGAACTATTGGGATGCTATGAGCAAGTTCCGCAAAGACCGGAAGCGCAACAAAGATTACAATTACGGCAACCAATGGGGCGACAAGGTGGTAGTGGACGGCAAGGCGATGACCGAGGAGGAGTATATCATAAAACAAGGCGGCACACCGCTGAAGTCCAATCTTATCCGCAGGCTTGTGCGCAACGTGCTTGGAGTGTACCGCACTCAGACCAAGGAGCCAATGTGCGTGGCGCGAGACCGAGACGAGCAGACGCTTGGAGAAACGATGTCGACCATACTCCAGTACAATTGGCAGTTGAACGATATGCAGGAGATAAATGCAAGGTCGTATGAGGATTTCCTCATAGGCGGTCTTGTAGTGCATAAGAAAACGTTCGGGTGGCGCAACGGCAAGTGCGACTGCTGGACAGACTATGTCAACCCGGACAATTTCTTCGTTGACAACAGAGTCACCGACTTCCGCAGTTGGGATACGCAGGTAATAGGCGAGATACATGACTATTCGTTCGAAGATGTGTGCCGAGAGTTCGCACATTCACCGGAAGACTATGCCGCATTGCGAGGAATCTACGCACAGGCGCACAATGCCAAGTACTATTCCATAGACACGTCATATACTTTCGGATCGAAGAGGGAAGGAGACCTTGACTTCTTCATTCCCAAAGACCCTAACCTATGTCGTGTCATAGAGGTTTGGAACAAGGAGATGAAACCCCGCTTCCGGTGCCATGACTATATGACGGGAGACTACTACAAGATAGACGAGGAAGACTATAAAGAGTTTGTCTTGGACGAGAACCAACGCAGAAAGGAACAGGGTATGGCGCAGGGCATCGAGGAGGACGACATCCCTACCATTGAGGCTGAATGGTTTATGGATGACTATTGGTATTACAGATTCCTCACCCCTTTCGGTCATATATTGCAGGAAGGCGAGACCCCATACAAACATCATTCCCATCCGTATGTATACAAGGCATATCCTTTGATTGACGGAGAGATTCACTCGTTTGTCAGCGATGTCATAGACCAGCAGAAATACGTCAACCGACTGATAACGCTGAACGACCTTGTCATACGCAGCAGTGCCAAAGGAGTTGTCCTCTTCCCCGAGGAAGCAAAGCCGGACGGCGTCACTTGGCGAGAGTTGCAGGAGACGTGGGCGAGAGCTGACGGCTTTATGGTGTACAACGGCAAGAGCGGCTCCGCACCGAGACAATTGAGCAGCAACAACACCAACGTAGGCATCCAAGAACTATTGTCGTTGCAGTTGAAATTCTTCGAGGACATCAGCGGTGTCAACGGCGCGTTGCAGGGCAAGCCGGGCTATTCGGGGATGTCGGGAACGTTGTATGCGCAACAGACACAGAACGCCACCACATCGCTTGTGGACTTGCTTGAGACATTCTCATCGTTCGTGGTGCAGTCGGCATACAAGGACGTGAAGAACATGCAGCAGTTTTACGACACCAAGAGAGTTGTGAACATCGCTGGGCGCAGTGGCGGAGCGGTGGTCTACGACCCTGAGAAGATAAACAACATAGAGTTTGACCTTTCCATTGTCGAAAGCACGCAGACACCTGTCGTGCGTCAGATGGCGAACGACTTCCTTATGCAGATATGGCAGTCCGGTCAGATTACATTGGAGCAGTTGTTGGAGGCTGGCAATTTCCCATTTGCCGACAGTCTGTTGCAGCAGATCAAGACACAAGGACAGGCGATAGCGCAAGGGCAGCAACCACAGCCGTTGTCGGCAGACGTGCAGCAACAAGTACAGCGGCAGGCGAACCAAGCCGCTGTACAGCAGATGCAGACTATAATGCAGAGAGCCTAACGCTTGGTGAACCAATCGAGGAATGCGGAATGTTTAAGGGCGATGATGTCGGCAGGCATCTCGCCCTTTCCGTTCCTGTATGGGGTGCAATAGAAACACTCCCTTTGCATATCGGCAACAGACGCATCTTTAGGTATATAGCTCTTACGTTTGAGGACACGGAAGTTGCGTCTGTCAACAACGACAAGTCTGCCATCCTCAGACGGCATCACATAATAGCGGTCACCATTCTCATTGTGTGCGTTGTCCGCTTTTCTTACGGCAAGAGAATACACAATCTCAGCCTTGATTTTCTTGAAGATATTCATATCAGAATTTTGCTAAAGAGTTAATATTGGTCTTTGTTATCAGTCTATCGTTGTGTGCTACAACGCTTGGACGTTCCATCTCGAAGAAGCATATATGCAACCCAATGGCACGAGTCATCAGCAAGTCATCGTGTTTTCCGATTTCCGCACCGAACGATCCGTTCTGCTTCTGTTCGTAGCATAGATACTCATCAAGGCACCGCTCGTCACGCTCTACATACAGAGCCTCCCTGACGACTTTCACAAGCGTGGATATAATCATTGGCTTCGTCTGCACGTTGGTATGGAATCCATACTTCACGCTTCTCCCCTCACGGATGTCAATCTCGCTCGGCTTGCGCGCATACAAATTGTTGTAGACATTCTTGATTTGGTTGAGGATGAACACCGACTGGTCGCCATCAACCATTCTGTCCCTGTCTTTAGTCTCAAGGGTGTTGGACTCTATGACAAGCAGGCTGTCGTTGTATAGTTTGGCTATCTGAGCCGCTTTCCAAGCAAGAAGGTCGTGGTCTATATGTCCGTACCATTGCGCCACCACGCAAGGTTTTCCGTCCGTCTCCATCATCCAATACCTGTCGAACACCACGACAACGGAGAAGTCGGCTTTGTTGGAACGACCTCCAACGTCCACCACAGTAAGGTATCGGTTTGCGATGCGCTTGTCAGGGAACACTTCCGGCAATTCCCACACACAGAACTTTCCTTGCGAGTCCGCCTCGAATTTCACGTGCTGCAAAGCCTCCTTGCCGCTGTCACCGTCACCATACACGTCCCCGACAAGCTGAGGCGGACGACAGGACGGTTTGAGCAATTCCACCTTGTATTTGTCGAACACCGAGCATCCTGAGTGTTGGAAAGCCTCCACGTCATCAGACGGATATTCGGCAGCCATATCACCGTGTTCATCATACTCGGCACGTTTCAGGCAATACCAATGGATTCCCTCAAGCGTGGCTCCCTGCTGCCATAGCCACCACAGATACTTTCCGCTGTCGTGCCGTCTGTCCGAGATATACTCGTTAAGTCTGTTCTTGTAGAGATTCCTTGCAAATTCCTCCCTGTCTTTTATCGGCAGCGTGTATCTCTCAATCTTGAACCACGGCACGAACAAGGATTTGAATGTAGACTTGTTCTCCTTAGCCGCCCGGTATTCAGACTCGAAGAAATTACCCGTTCCGTTGGCTGTGGACTCATAGACAATCATTGTCATAGGCATAAGACCAGCACCGGAGCAGGCGGTACGCACAATCTCCTGCGGTGTCTTGCCCTCGGTCTTCTTCCAAAACGCCACCTCGGTGCAATGTACAAGCGCGGAGTCGCCGCCACGCGCGGAGTTAGGCTCCACGGCAGTGCCTATCTTCACCTTGCAGTTGCGTTGCGGAATCTTGAAGATGTTCCCCGATGCGGCTTCCGTCATAAACTTAGGCTCGTTGTCCTTGAAAGACGCACCGACATCGTACATCATCTCCAATGGATATGCCTGAATCAGTTTGTCGAACATACCTTTCACTTCCACCGAAGCATCCTTTGTGTGACCGACTATAAGGCTGTTCCATCCCGTCTTGTGGACAAGTTGTATCCACGACATATAAATCTGCGTCACCGTAGAGCCGCCCCATTGGCGAGCCTTCAGCACTATCACACGAATGGGCGCACCGGCAAGGCGCATCTCCTCGAACACCGACACAAGCATACGTTGCGGAAGATTCAGCGAAAAAGGAATGTCATCGCCACCCTCCTTGTTCTTGATCCTTGCGAACACGAACGCCCAAAAGCAGAAGTCGTGCTTGCACCGTATGCGTATAAGTGTTTCCGACAAGGCTTCCTTTCCTATTTCCGGTCTACCCGACGCTCCGAGGAACTTCGCCAAAGAACCGCACCTAAGCACCGCTTTCACGAAAGGCTCCTCAAGCATCGCTTTCGGCACGTACTGCCTCGGTATGTCAAAGTCGGGAATCTCAATCCATTCACGTTCCAATATAGCACCTTCTCCGGTCAAAGGATTGAACGGAGCGAAAAGGACGGCATTCCTCTTGTCATTCTCCTTCAGCAATCGTTCAATTTCTTCTTCCATTTAATCGGATTGATAAGCAGTCCGTACAACAGACCTGCGATGTAACAATATAGATGGATTATGCCGTTCACACTCGGTATGAGCATACCGAGGAGAATGAACGCTGCCATATATGAATGGTAGTAAACCTTGTGCTCCACCAGATAACTGAAGCGACCGAGCAGAACGAAGCATATTCCGGACAATCCGACAGTAGGCACGTCCCACATTATAGGAGTGAACGAAGCACAGACAAACGCCACAACAATGTCGGACACCGCAATGTTGAAAGTGAACGCCACGGCAAGCAGACACCACACGTTCATAAGGCAGTGGATAGCAGAGACGTGGAAGAAATGATAAAGGAATCTGTTGCGGAAAGCGCATCCGTCGAATATGGCGAAAGCCTCCACATCGTTCACGAGTAGAAGACAAATAACAGCGGCTGACACCGCAAGCACTATATTGCGAGCTGTCCGTTTCTCCATCTCTTCTTGATTTTATGGAGGATGACCTTTGCACTCTTTATAGTGAGATAGAACTTAGGCGCACCGCCCTCTATCACACGTATAACGGCATCCTCAAGTTTGATACCTTCGTGAGTCCGCTCAATCTCAGCCACACGCTTCTCTATCTCCTTGAACATCTCTCTGCGAGTGTCGCCCATCTGCGCCAAGTCATAGCCCTTGCGTATCTTGTGGATCATCACGACCGCACGTTCTATGGACACCCAGAAATGCGATGTCGGAGAATTTATGGTTGCAGTAAGAATGTCAGAAAGGTTGAACTCCCCTTTCTGAAGCGACAACTGTTCACGGAACGCACGCATAAGGTCTCTGTCCCTGTCGTCCTTGAAACACGCAATGCTACCTTTCTGTCTCATACCCTATCAAAATTAAAAATTACTCAGTTAATAAAAAAGACTGATAGCCAACACGATAGGAGTAACTTTGGGTAAGTAAGAATATAAACAAAGCAAATCAATATGGAAGACCCTAAGAATGAACAGGTTAAAAGCAAGCGAGACTCCTTTCTCGAACGTTTGAAGGGGAAATACCCCGACAAGCAATTCACTGACGATGAGGAGATTTACGGAGCCATCAACGATGATTACGACAATTACGACAACGAGTTGAAGCGGCTGAAGGATGACGAAAGCAAAATAATGGAGATGTTTTCGGCAGACCCACGCACGGCAACGTTGTTTCAGACGGCAGCCGCAAAAGGCGATGTCATCACAAAGTTCGTGTCGTTGTTCGGCCCGGAGATTGCCGATGCCTATGAAGACCCCGAGAAGATGGAGGAAATCTCCAAAGCAGGGCAGGAGTATCTTGACCGCATAGCGCAGAGCAGAGACCTTGAAGAGCAGTATAACAAGAACATTCAGAAGTCGGTGGAAGACATTGAACAACTGAAGAATGAGAAAGGCTATACCGACGAGCAGGTTGATGAAGGGATGAAGAAAATCTGCCAAATCGCCTATGATGCCATTGTAGGCAAGTTCTCCAAAGAAGCACTCGACTTCGCCTTTAAGGGATTGTCACACGATGAGGATGTAGAGACGGCGGCGCAGGAAGCGGAAGTAAGAGGACGCAACGCCAATATCGAGGAGAAGCTGAGAAAGCGCAGTAAGGGAGATGGAATCCCAGCCGCACCAAGCGGACGCGCAGGTTCAGCGCAGACCACACCGAAGCGCAGCCTTGGAGCCCTTGACTCCGCAAGTGAAGCCTCTTCCATTTGGGAGAGAGGCGGTTTTAAAAGAAACAAGACAAATCAATATTAACAAAATTAGAAAACAATGAAGAAAGAATTTTTGAAAAAGAACTTGTGGCGAATGCTTTTGGGTATTTTGGCAATGGTGTTCGGCGCAACGGACGCCGTCGTAATGGCGGCAGCGGCAGACCTTCCTGACGCAGGAAAGACCAATTCGGGCAACCCCGACAGCAATGACGGTATTGCAACCGAGACGCAAGGACGTGAGGACGGTGATCCGGAGATGTACACCAAAGACATCGATTCAAAGATCGTCAAAATCCGTCCGATGGCTACGCCTATCGACCAAATCAGCCGATATGGTAAATTCTTGAAGACCGACTCAATGGTAGTCAAGTACTATTCTCTCGGCACACGACCCATCAAGACAACGTTGTCGGAGAATGTAACCAAGATGGAGAATGGCGCCACATCTATGACAATCAAGGTGTCAGACCCGACAATGTTCACACTCGACGACACAATCCGAGTAGTCGGAGCGAAGGCGGTTTCTCGCCCGGACGGGACTAAATACAATGATGAAGACCCGTTGGAGAAAGATGACCCAATGCGTCCCGACTTGATTCTGTGTGTGTGCGGCAGAGACCAGAACAACGGTTATCCAGTAGTGTATGCGGTCAACGGAGACTTGAACGACAAGAAAGAGCCGATTCTCATTCCTGCGCTCAACAAGGACGAAGTGACACTCATCCGTATGGGCAAGGCTTGTGCGGAGCTTGACGTTCAGACAGGACGTTTCAACAACCTTCCTACAAGCGAGGAACAGTATTGTCAGAACTTTATGATTCAAGTGGAGCAGTCGACATTTGACAAGATTGCGTCAAAAGAGGTTGATTGGAACTTCTCCGACATCGAGGAGGACGGCATCTATGATATGCGCCTTGCACAGGAGAACACATATCTCTTCGGAGCGAAAGCACGTATCAAGCACATCACAAAGGACAATATGGACACTTGGTTCACAGGCGGTATTTGGTATATGGCAGGCAAGGACATCGAGGTCGGAACATACAATGAAACACGCAAATGTGTGGAAATCAGCGATGACAACCTTGTCGAGATTTCAAAGGACTTGTTTGTGGGCACTGGCATCGGCAACAAACGCAAGGTCATCCTCTGCGGTTCCGATATGCTTGAGGCATTCTCTAAAATCAAGTCGGAGAAATTCCGCTTGAAAGAGAACGTAGAATCTTGGAACCTTAAATTCAAGTCTTGGTCTACCGACTTCGGAGAACTTCTCGTCATCCATCACGAGCTGTTCGATATGAACGGAATGAGCGACTGCGGCTTTGCTCTCGATCCTGAGTATCTCACGAAGAAGACCCACATCTCTTGGCAGCGCAACGTGCTTGACTTGAAGAAAGCAGGCATCCGCAACACGGATGCAGTAGTGATCCAGGAAGTCGCTTGTCTGTATCTGCGTTATGCCAAGGCACACGCACGAATGAAACTCGCGGCAAAGGCAGGAGCGTAACTGAAACATAGTATTAACAGATAAAGGGGTGTCCAACCGATACCCCTTTTTAAAAATCATAACGATATGCAGAAAACATATAAGTCCAAGTCGTTTCTCAGCATCTCAGTGGCTGTAGGGAAAATGACTTGCCAAGACACCCAAGACAGTAACAAGTCTGTGACAAAGGACGTTTTCAAACACATCACCTTTGAACCGGACACCACGGGCTATGCTTACTACAGCACCGCTGACGAGGCAGAGCAGAAGGCTATCGAGGCACACCCTTTATTCAACAAAATGTTTGTTGTTAAGGATGCTCCAGCACCTGCGGTGGCAAAGAAGACAGCCGCAACACCAGTGGAGAAGAAAGAGGTAGAGGTGACGAGTGCGGCTGACGCAAAGCAGTATCTTGTAGACACGTTCGGCATCAGCAGAACGAAGATACAGTCGACGGCAGACATCAAGAAATACGCAGAACAGAACGGAGTAGTGTTTGTAGGCATCTGATATGCGGTACGACTTGAAACAGATAGAGAAGGATGTGCGCCTTGTCCTTGACAGGAACAAGGCAGCGGACAGCCTCCTTGACGAGGAGACCACCACGCTGACGCTCAACGACATCATTGACGGGCGGATAGAACTTGCCGCACGCACCGTGCTGCTCAACGCTCCGCTGCATCTCATCGGAGAGGGGAAAGAATTGCCTGTGGACGTGAATTGGGAATCACAACCCGGCTATGGTATGGGATTCATTATGCTACCGTCCGACTATCTGCGTCTTGTCACGTTTCAGATGACAGACTGGGAACGTCCGGTCACCGAACCGATAACAGAAGAAAACCCATTGTATGCAAGACAACGCAGCCGCTATCCGGGTGTCAGAGGATGTCCGCAGCGGCCTGTCGTTGCCATTGCTTCTTACCCTTCCGGTATGGCGTTGGAGTTTTTCTCCTGCCGAGGAGGAGAGAAGGTGGCGGTGCGCAGGGCAAGATATATTCCGATTCCGAGAATTGAAGTGGGAGAAGACAACTTGAAGGAAATTGAACTTCCACACAAATGCTATGACGGCATTGTCTTCACCACGGCAGCGATGGTGTGCGCAGTGCTGAAGGATGACTTGGCGGCAGTAATAAGTGAAACAGCAAATCAATTATTGAAATGACAACAGATGTACATAATTTAGGAAATTTCGCATCACTGGCAGCCGCTTGGGAAAGATACCCAAATGGGGCGATGGTCGGAGACTACATATTCATTGCCGGGGTGCGGTATGACTGGGACAAATATGAGAAACAATGGCTGACACCAGTGGCGGTAACGGATATGAACATATCAGTGTTCGATGTCTCCACCTATGACTTTGAAGCAAATGATTGGCGGCACGCCTTGCCTAATGGAGAATACACTGTTGTCTCCAATACACAAGCGGTCGGCAAGCTGTTGAAGTATGACGACGGCTTCGTGCTTGAAGGTTTTGTCACATTGACGGAAGCGGGGGCGGACAAAGTGTTCTCTCCTGTCGTTGATGGCAGCAAACCAAAGGCGGACGCAAAAATATTGTCGGGCAACCAATCGTATCACAAGTATGTGTATGTGGATTCCAAAGGGGTGTACAATGTAAGCGACGCCACGGAGATAGGTCAGATAGGCGACATTCAACACCATCTTGACGACTTGCAACAATATGTGGACGACAATTTGAACTCGTTGGACAAGGCCGTTTCCGCTATAAAGAAGGATGTCGGCACAACGGAGGACGAGGCGGACAAGGAAGGCAGTCTGCACGCACAGATAAATTATTTGAAGCAGAACGGAGGAAGTTGTGACTGCGAAGAGATTATTGAATACGACAAGGCTCTTGTGACGGCACTCACACCAGACTCCACATCAGAGGAGATAAGTCTCGCTTTCGTCCCCATAGGAGCGAAAGACAAGACAACACCTGTGCTTCCGAAGGTAAACGACCTGTTGGTGACCAATGGTAGAGTGAAGGAGATGGCTCAGTTTGTCAACGTCACCGACTATCTCACTCCAAAAGGCACACACCGATACACGCTGATTTACCAAGACGGCTCCATTCTTCACACCATACAGATGCTTGGCTTTACGAGTGTTCATTCCGTGGAGCAGAACGACCTTGCGGATTTTTCAGAAGTTGAATTGGTTCCAAAGACCATATAATCATTAAATTTATTTTTTTTATGGCAGAAAAAAAACTACAAGTGGACAGCCCGGTGAAAGTAATCACATCGGGCACCAAACCGACCATTGAGAACTTACCGAAAGGGAGCATCGCAGTCGGCAGAGTAAACAACCGTCTTGCCGCTGTTGCCGCTCTCGGTGATCCAAGCGAAGAGACAGAGGCGGAAATCCAAGACCTTTTGCAGTACGATACTGCGGAAGGAGAGAATGCGACAGTCACCGACTTGGGTGGCATCAAAGCTGGAACAAAAGCGAGCGATTTAAAAGGCAAACCCCTAAGTGAAGTACTTGACGCTTTGTTGTTCCCAGTTGTAGAACCAACGTTTGTGGCTCCGACAGCGACATTGACCCTTGATTCTTCAGTGGCAAGGACACAAGAGGTTGGGGCGGTGGCACCGACAGCGGACAAGTTTACACACTCTTTTAACAAGGGTTCTATCAACATCGCCGGCAAAAAAGTGAATGATAGAGCAGGCGCGGAAACCGCATTCGCATTGTCCTGCAATGACGGCTCAATCCCTACTAAGTTTACCTCGGCAAGAGCATACACATATAAAGGGAGCGTTAGTTATGCACAAGGCTCACAACCTAAAGACTCGAAAGGCAACAATGTTGGAAGTCCGCTTGCAGCAGGTACGGTGGCAACCAAAGAGGTTGTAGTGAACGCAGTATACCCTTACTTCGCAAACACGAAAAGTGCGGCAGAATTGACAAAGCAACCATTGACCACGATTAACTACATCGAGGTTTCTTGTGTAAGCGAAAATTCTCAAAACCGACACGCTTTCGCTTTGCCTGCGACATACACAGTGACTAAGATTGAGTACTTCGATACAGTCGCAAACAAATACAATCCGATGGCAACGTCCGATTTCACAGGGGTGGTATACTCCCAGATCGTACAGGGCAATTCAGTGCAGTACAAGAAATACTCTCGCAACACGCAGGGTTTGTCTGCTGCAACAAAGTTCAAAATCACATTCACTAAAGCATAGGAGGACATAAGTTATGGCAAGAATAAAAGGACAAGCGAATTATGCCTCTAACTTTGAGGTGTTGAAACAAGCTCCACTTGACTCAAGAAGCGTTGTGTCTGACTCTGGAGATTTGATAAAAGCAGTGACGTGGCGGGATGCCGATGGAAACGTATGGTTGTATGACGGTTTGATTGTCGTCGTACCGAACACAAATAATCCGTCAGCTCCGGAAGTGTATGTTCTTAAAGATAAGGACAACTATGGACGCCCTGACACTTGGTTTAAGCTCGGTGCGGACAATTCGTCTGCGGTGGCCGCCATTCAAGAGACATTGAAAAAGAAAGCCAATCTTGTATTAGGGACGGTGCCAGTAAACGAACTTCCTATTGCAAGTTCGTTAGGAAATCCTAATAATGGAACAATTCCAACAACGTTTGCAGTTAGCAAGGCTATTAATGATAAGATTGTAGGTCTGCTTAATTGGCAAGGGGTTAAGGATACTACTGATGAAATCAAGGCTATTGCACCTGCTAAGAAGGGTGATGTATGGCATTCAAACGAAGATGGTTCGGAATGGGTATGTACTGAAGATATATCTACAGTTAATGATTCTGCGTGGACTGAACTCGGCACTCCTATTGATTTGGGTGGATACTATACCAAGAATGAGGTTGACAAGAAGGTCAAACCGCTTGCCGACAGCATAGGCACTGATAGCGATGCCGCTTCTGCTAATGGTTCTCTGTATGCACGAATCAAGAAGAACGCGACCGACATCTCAACTAATACAGCAAATATAAATGCTACTAAAGAAAAAGTCAGTGGTCTTGACACTAAGGTAACAGCTAACACCGAGGCAATTGCAACTAAAGCAAGTAATTCTGATTTAGCGGCATTGCAAAGCAAAGTTGAGCTTAAAGCAAACCAAAGCGATATTCCGACCGCTGTGCAACTCGTTGTGAAAACTATTTAAATATTTAACCAATGGGGATGGAATCTCCATCCCCTTCCTATTTAGATAACTATGGCAGAAGTAACGATTAAACTTGACAGCCCTATTTCAATAGTAGATAAGGGCACTCCATCAACAACAAACCTTCCTAATGGAAGTATTGCATTAGAGAAGGATAAAAATAATAATTTAAAGATATACGGAAATGTAGGCAATGAAGTTGTCGATATAGAAAGAGTTGATGCATTAGATAACGGAGATGCTTCTGCATCATTTGTAGCAGGCCGTAACCTTAAAGTTAATGGTTGGGAATTTTATTGGAAAGATGTATGGGAAGAATCAGAACCATCGGCTATTAAACATATAGAAAGTGCAGGTGTCAATGCTGCTATCAATGAAATAAAAGGAACTGGAGCTGATGTGTCTGCTTTCACGTTTCCGACAACTAAAGATGAATTCATTGCATATCTAAAAACTATTACGTTTGATTTCAGCAATCAACCTAATCAAGTATCTGGTTATGGAAGTGTTACATACGGTATTATGAATAAAAATGCTGGAACAACTACTATTGTGGAAGGTATGTATAACGATATATCTAATAAAATGCATAGGTCACATATAGAAGGTCAACATATGTCTATTCCAGATGTGGAATATGCAGTATCTTGCCATGTAGAAGGACAGGATTGTAATATTGTAGGATATGCTTCAAATTGTCATCTTGAAGGCAATAGTAATGCGACAATTCACTCAATGAACCCTAATGCTGGTTTTTGGGAAGAAGCATTAGGATGTCATGTTGAAGGTGGTGATAATGTTGTGGGAGGACAAAATTCACATGCAGAAGGTCAATATAATGCAGCTCTTGGAACAGCGTCACATTGTGAAGGTAAGGGATTTTATAAAGATTATATTACTGATTGGAAACAACGAACATATAGAGACAATGATTACATAGTAAGTAAGTGGAAAGAAACTCCATTAGGAAAAAAAGAAGGAGAGACAAAAATCCATTATAAATTTTCCGCAGCAATAGCCCCGTTCTCACATATTGAAGGAATGGGAAATATAACAGAACAATGTGGTGCTAAGTTTTCTGGATTAGATACAGGTGTAGAGACAGTATTTATTAATGGTTCTAACCATGCTGAAGGAGTAGGTAATTATAATGGCGGCGCAGCTTCGCATGTTGAAGGCATTAGAAACGAAATAAATAAAGATGCCTACGCTTCCCATGCTGAAGGTATTAAAAATACTACCCAAAACAGAGCAGAGCATGCTTCTGGTCAATATAACAAATCAAACAAAGCATCCGATACATTTGGAGATGCAGGTAATACATTATTTTCAGTAGGCTGTGGTACATCTGATACTGACAGAAAGAATGCTTTTGAGGTAATGCAAGATGGGACATGTAAATATTTAGATGTTGCTACAGGAGAACAGATAGATGTTGGTGTTGCAAAAGAATTATCAAAACCTTTTGATTTGACGATAGGAAGCACAACTAAGAAAGTTGATGGTAAATCAGTTGTTACTTTTACTGCTGAAGAAATTAATAATTCAAGACAATTTAATGGAGTTTTAATACAGAAATTAACTACGGCAAGTACGGAAGCTGATATAAGAAAAGCATTTACTGAAATGAATACTAAAATTGTATTGTTTCCAACTCCAGGTAGTGTTATAACCAAACTTAATGGGAATAACAAAGGTATCGTTGTTTCATTAAGCGAACCTGATGCTACAACATTGGGACGAAGCATAGTTGTATATTATGGTGACGGAACTTACACTATTGTTGTAAAAAATGACTTTACTAAGGTATTAGTACCTTGGAGAAAAGACAGTTCTTTGCGTGACCTGTACATCTCTGCTGGTGCGGTGTACAACGAGCAGACGGGGTTCTATGAATTGAACGGGCTAACGGACATAACCGAGGAGGAGATGAGAGTGATATATAAATATGCTGGGACGCCACAAGTTAAAGCTGCATTCGCTTACTCTAAGGCAAGGACAAATCTTCCGATGCCAGGAATGTACAATGGGTCGGTGTATGGAGCTATGTTTTATGGATGCCCAAATCTTGAAGTTGCGTATCTTGGCAACAAACAGTCGTCTCCGACAAGCTATGATGTTCCACTTGTATATACTGAAGGAAATAATTGCTTTTACTTGTGCAAAAAACTGAAAAAAATATACGGCAAGATATATCAAAGAAATAATTGGGACCTCACGTTCGGATATTGCCTCGCTTTGGAAGAGGTTAGGATTGCTGAGCTTTATTCATCAATACAATTATCTTGGTCGCCGAACCTCAGCAAGGAATCGGTGCAGTATATGATAACTAACGCCAACCCACTGAGTGGAGCGGCTGTTGGCAGTATAACAATCACACTTCACCCTACAGCCTATGCCCGTCTGAAAGACGATGCGGACATAGTGGCTGCGTTGGAGGCAAAAGGGGGAATTGTAACATTAGTATCAGCATAAAAAACATAGAATTATGATAAAAAAAGAAAACAACGAGATTTTCAGCACGGAAGAGAAGTACGTGCATATCAAGAACACAGACGTTTATTTCAAACGTGGGCTTGCAATCGGTCTGTCAGTAGAGCAGTGCGAGGAAGTGGACGAAGTGCCGCAAACCACCAACACCAAAGCCTATGAGGACAAGGTAGACAGCCTTATCCGCGGTCGCTACTCGCTCAGCGAGGAACTTGGCATACTGCGACAGAAAGACACGAAGAAAGCGGAATATGACGCTTATTTCGCCTACTGCGAGCAGTGCAAGGCGGAAGCCAAAGAATGGCTCAGAGAACATCCGAACGGCGATTTGCCGCAAGTGGAAGAAGTGACGAACTATCTTTCGGAAACGACTGACGATGTTGTGGGATTTGGGCAATAGAAAAAGGCAGCAAGGGCGAAGCCCATACCGCCTATTATGGTTCGCAAGGGCGGAAGCCCAAAACTGACCATTATGGTTCGCAAGGGCAAGCCCAAAACTGACCATTACACAACAAAGATAGAAACAATATTGAAAACCACAAAATGAAACAAGAAAAAAATGACAGGAACGGCAGTAAACAATAGTCTTCGTATCGGGACTGCAAGTATGGGAGTGTTCATAGGCGAAATCAGCACACTGCTCTGGGATATGCGGTGGCTGATGCTCCTCGCTGGGGTGCTGATTATTGTAGACTTGTGGCTCGGTGTTCACAAGTCTATCTCCAACAACGTTGACATCCGAGCAAGCCGCGCTCTGAGGCGGACAATGATGAAGATAGCCGACTACCTGTGTATCGTGATACTCGGTGCTGTGGTAGGCAAGGCTCTCGGAGAACCGCTCGGATGCTCCGCCATAGTAATCGCCGTGGTGCTTATGTCGATAGCGTGCTTGTGCGAACTTGATAGCATCATCAGCAACTGGGGCGAAATCAAAGGAGTTAAAATAAACGTCTTCAAGATTATTCTCGGACTTGTAGGCTACAAGCGAAAAGAACTTGGAGAAGCACTAAAAGGAACAATTACAATCACTAAAAAACGGAAGAAATGAAATATTTCACACTTAACGAACTGACACGGAGCGACACCGCATCACGGATGAAGATAGACAACACACCGACCACCGAAGCGGTGAAGAACTTGACGGCACTTGTGGACAAGGTTCTCGACCCTTTGCGTGAGATGTACGGCAAGCCGATATACATCTCCAGCGGCTACCGCTGTCCACGGCTGAACAAGGCGGTGGGCGGTGTCGCTGGCTCGCAGCACAAGACAGGACAGGCAGCCGACATCAATCAGCGAAGCCGCGAGGAGAACGCGAGTATCTTTAAACTGATCGAGGAGAACTTCGATTTCGACCAACTGCTGTGGGAGAACGGGGGGCAGTGGGTACACGTCAGTTTCCGCGCAGACGGCAAGAACAGAAGACAAGTGAAACGACTATGGAAGAAATGATTTATTAACCAGACAACGGAACGCGCTCTTTGACATACGGAATCACCGAAAAAAAACTACAAAATTTTCTTGAAATTATATACAATATTTCGATGAAATTATATATCTTTGCATAGAAAAAGTCCCATATCGGCTAAATATGAGACTTTTAGAAATTCGGCGCACCGCCAAATAAAATTTTAATTGTATGCAAGATAATTTAAATTCATCGAAACGGCAAGCATTCTCGAAAGAAGATGCCGTAGAACTGCTTAGACAGTATGCAGTGCAGATATTCAGTGCCTTTGATGTGGCGCTGGAGAAATACAATGTGGAGATACAACAGACAAGCCCGCTTGCACGGGTGCGGTTGGACTCGCAATTGTTGCACGCAAAAATAACAGACAGCTTTATTGACACATTCCCAGAGAATACGATTGTTGGCAAATATCGCAGAATCATTTTCCGCTATGTGGGCAATAACAATAAATGCCAGCTTATAATCAAGAAGCTAAGCAAATTAGGTCATCCGTCGTACATAAGCACACGACTGAGCAACACGATATTGTCGCAAGGTCAATGCGAGTTGTTTGATGGTGACGAAAGCGCAAAGCGAGAACCTTTATTGATTTTTGGCTATACAAAAGACAGATACGGCAATTTGACAAATCCGAGAATCGTCTATTTTGACGAAGAACCGATTTGGGAAATTGTTCCGTCCGATTTCGCCGCTACTCTGCCGAATATGGACAGCGTAGAACGTATCGAAGTAAAGCCGAAAAGAAAGCAGAGAGAGAAAAAAGCAGAATGATAAAAACGGGTGGTGTGCCGTTTTATTCATCAAACGGATTTAGTTATGGAAAATCAACAACTGGCAAACGCAAAGAGGCGCAGGCAGCTGATATTTGCAAGGGAGTACAGAGGACTATCGCAGACGGAGCTTGCAAAACGTGTCGCGGGATTGTCGCAATCCAATCTTTCAAGGTTTGAACAATTAGGCGGCTCATTGTCGGAAACGGTTTTGCGAAGAGTTATGGATGTGCTTGAATTCCCTTTCGAGTTCCTCGGTATAGAAATTGAAAATAATCCAGAGAGCAAGCATTATCGCAAGAAAAGTCGGATTGGAGCAAAGGACAAGGCAAAGATAGACAAATTTGTGGCTGTTGCGACTTATGTGTTCGACAATATCCTTGATGAGTTTGACGCACCACCTTTCAATTTTCATTATCTCAATGCGGAGGACGGAATAAGTCCTGAGGAAGTCGCAAGGCAGACACGTAGAACGTGCCGAATTGGGAGTGGTGCTATCCGCAATATCTGTAATCTTCTTGAGCGCAATGGTGTGTTCGTGTATTTCTGGGATTGCGAGTATGAGGATTTTGACGGGGTGTCGCTTGTCTCCGACAAAGGGAATCATATCATTGTGGTCAACAAGAATATGCCGAATGACCGCATTCGCTTTTCTCTTGCGCACGAGCTTGGCCACTTGATAATGCACAACAGTATGTTTGTCGTTCTTGAGGCAAGGGATAAGGAGAAGGAAGCCAACCAATTTGCAGCGGAATTTCTTATGCCAGAGAGGGAAATAGGAAGCTCGCTTCTGAACGTGAGACTATCGGCATTGCCGTTGCTGAAACAAATGTGGTTGACATCAATGTCCTCGTTGATTATGCGCGCGAAAACTCTCGGTAAAATAGACAGCGACAGGTACAGAATGCTTATGACAGAAATGAGCCGTAGAAGGTGGCGCACAAACGAGCCAATACAGGTAGAACTTGACCGCCCGATATATTTGGCAGATGCAGAAAATATGTTGCAGGACGATTTCAATCTTGACTATACGGAGCAGGCAAAGATGTTGGCTTTGCCCGTAGACATACTCAGAACGATATTCCAAGAAAAAACAACGCCCAAAATATTGAAACCAGAGTTTTGGGCAACTCGTTGACAATACACTCCATAATGGAGATGTGCTTAAAAACGCTGGGGCGGTGATTCCGAATGTCGGAGTCGCCGCTCCTTTTGTCATAAACGTTTTTGAGAATGAGAGATGACGAGAAATGCAGATATATCTGCGTGGTGATAGGCTGGGTGCTGATTGCCGTGCTTGCGGTGATGTGCATCAGATGCAAGTCGGTGCAGTATGTACCCGTTGAGACGGTTCGCACCGATACGTGCTACGTGAACAAGATACGCACTGACTCAGTGAACAAGATACGCACTGACTCAGTGTATGTGCGCGACTCGGTGGTCGTGGAGCGCGGCGGTGACACAATCAAGGTGACCTCTTGGCGGTGGCGCGAGCGGTACGTTACGCAGCACGACACCGTCTATCGGAGCAGAACGGACAGCGCCTATCGGAGCAGGACGGACAGCGTTGCCGTGCCTTACCCAGTGGAGCGGAAGCTGTCACGTTGGGAGAAGACGAAGCAGGACATCGGCGGCATAGCCATCGGTGCGTTCATCGCCGTTGTGTCGGCAGTCGTGATTTGGTTGGCGGTGAAGAAGATGCGGAAATAAAAAAGCCCCCGACTAAATAAAATATCACCACAACATCCTATTTATCTACACACACGTTCCGTGCGGTGTCGGGAGCCAATATGCCTGAATCGCACGGACGTTTTGTGTCTTGTCTAAAGATAAAGCGGATGTTGTGGTTCGACAAAGTTAGTAAATTAAATAGGGAAATCAAATGAAAACAATCGAAATCTTTGCCGAGGCAGTGAGATTCGCCTCCGAAGCATCCGACATTCCGAGCGACAGGATATTGTCGGAGAGCCGCGACGCTGACGTTGTGGACGCAAGAATGCTCGTTATACAGACGCTTTATGACATAGGGCTGTATCCGCGGAGGATAGCCGAGCTGTTCGGAATGACGCCATCTAACGTGCGTCATCTGCTGACTGCTGACAATCGGAAAGCAACAAACAAAATCTACGCAAACAACTTGCAAGCATTACGCAAGCACATAGCAAGCATCTTCTTTGACACCGAGTGATTCCGTGCGATATTTGTGATGCGGTTGATATTGACCGTAATTTAAATTCAAACCATTATGACAGCGGAAGAAATGTTGGCGATGAGAGGAGTCGCCAAGAACGCTTGGGGAGAAGAGGAGAGCCGCCCTTGCTACAAGAGAGGACATAGCGGACAACGAGCCACAGGCATCGCACTCGGTGCGGTAGGTGTGGGTCTTGCCATCCTCGGCATCCCATTGGCATTGGTTGCCGCAAAAGCATTCGCATCCAAAGCGGAGGCAGTGGCTAACGGCAACTCGCAGATGATTGGGGAAACCAACAACCTTGTACGCACTGTGGCAGCAGGGTTGCAGATGGAGTCACAGAACAGAGAGAACGCAATCCTTATGGAGCGCAAGGAACGTGTCGACAGCACTCCATCGGTGCAGAGCTACATCGACCTTGCAGTGGGAGCCGGAGCATACAGCGGTAGTTCGGCGAACTCGCAGGCGGCAGCCACAGCGGCAAACGTCTATGCGAACAATCCTGCGATGGAGAACTTCTCATTTGTGAGAACGATTCCTTATTCTCAACCTCAGCCGTGTTGCACTCCGTGCTGCAACGGCTAACGGACTGCGGAGGGCGGCACGTCTGCCGTCTTCCGCTATTTCGTATATGTTATGGGACTGTTCAGACGTAATATTGACCTTAAACGGATAGACGAGATGATTCCTACAAGCAAATTTGACTTGAAGATGCAATGCCTTTCCATAGCGAGGGGTGATGTAGACAAGGCTGTCAAACTATATGATTTTGTCGCAGGAGGGCTTGACATCCCAGATGTCACCGCACCGCCGCCGACAACGATGCAACAGGTGAAGAACATCGCCGGGAGCGTGTTCGGCTGGGTGAAGGAGAACAAGGACGGACTGCTTGAGGCATACAACGTGGTAAGGTCATTGCGCAACGGCAGTGTAGTGGAAACAGCGGCAGAGGCGGTCACCGACCTGCCGCCATTGGAATAGAGAGATGGAAATAATGCAAATAACGATTCCGGTCTATGCGGAGAGCAAGGACGAGGCTGACGGAATGCGCAGCGCGTGGGTGGACTTCTCCAACCAGTTGCGGTCAAAGGGATGTGTGGTCACTGCCGCCAAGACATCCGAGGCACTGAAGGCTTGGAACGCCAACGCTCTTGTAAGAGCCGGAATACTCAAACATTACAGACGATGAACATAGTACAAGCATTGAAGGCGATATTCGACCTTCTGAAGAAGAACTACGAGACAGTGTCGGCTAACAACAAATATCTTGAAAAGATATATGAGAGTCTGACAACGAATGACATATCGTTCACTGACACACCTGATGAAGGTGAAACGATTGACTGATTTCAGGTAACTTTAAAAATTGGATAGTTATGATTAATGTAACACCTATCGCAATTACCGCCACATCCCAGGAATATGCCTGCAGCGTGGTGGAGAATCTCTGCCAGGCATACTGCCTTGCTCAGAGCATTCAGCCTCAGTCCGCAGTTTCCTACAGCATCGCATCGCAGGAAACGATAAGCGGAACAACGTTTGTCACCGTGCAGGCAACTGGAACGGTGACTTATCAGCCTCGCAACGGCAAGTGCTGCTGCAAGCCTCAAGTGAAGATGTTCACCGAGTCTTTCGACATCATCTTCAAGGGCACCGGCACACCGGCACTCGCCCTTACGCAGGGTGTGACAAGTCGGGCTCCGGCAAACGTGAAGTGCAACGGGAACGTTTATGGTTATTCGATGGTCACTGATGTGACCATTACCGCCACCTTTCCCGGATAGCAATGTGGCATCTGGTGCGGATAGTGTTGGCTTGCGTTCTGCTGAACCATCTCGGTCTCGCAGAAGAAATCGCAAGAAGGCTGACGGGTAAGAAACGTCTGCTTCCGCTGACGTGCTCCAAATGCCTCAGTTTCTGGTGTTGTCTGCCATATTCCGTCATCATCCTCGGATGGAATGTGGTGGACTGCATCAGTGCCTCGCTTCTGTGCGCCTATGCCGCTTTATGGTTTGAATTGCTTTTCAGTATTGCAAACAAATATTATGGAAGACTATGGGAACAATTGTAAAATACATTCCACCGAAGAAGACGGTGTACAAGACCGCCACGAAGATCGTGTGTCCGAAATGCGGAAAGAATTAGAACGCTTCGTGCGGTGCTTCCATCTCGGCAGGGAAGTCAGTCAAGCAAGTCCACAAGCTCCTTCTTGATGTCGTCGTCGATGTTGCGGTAACGAGAGAAAGCCTTGCTTCCATCCTTGTGACCGGACATAGAGCCGACAAGATTGGGGTCTTTGACCTGTTTGTAAAGATTGCCTATGAACGTCCTGCGTGCAAGATGGGAGGAGGCTATCTCGTTGATTGGTCTGCGCACCTCGCATCCTTTGGAAGAATCATAGACAAGCACCGACCTTGTTATGCCGCAGATGGTGAAGAACCGCTTTATGGCTGCGTTATATGCTTGGTCTGCGATGAAAGGGAACAGCCTGCCGTCCTTGTCCACTCCCATATATTTCTTCACAAGCATCCGCGCGCTGTTGTTCAGCGGCACTCTGACGATGTCGGTATGCTCGCTCCGTGTCTTCCGGGGGATATACTCCACGGCTCCGTTGACAATATTGTCGGTAGTCAGCCTTGTAAGGTCGGACACACGGCAGCCTATGCAGCACTGGAACAGGAAAATATCTCTCTGCACCTCGAGGGACGGGTAGTCGGACAAGTCGTAGTTGGCGATGCGGTTGCGTTCCGCTATGCTTATATAATAAGGTGTGCCGTATCTCTCCGCTTTCACCGACACATTGTCGGTCGGAGAGCGGTCGATGATCCCCAGCGTCACCATCTCCTTGAACAAAGAACGCAGACGTTTGAATGTAGTGCATATATAGTTTGCTCCGCCAATCTTCTCCACATCCTTGATGTAAGACAGGAATTTCCTAACGTCATCCTCCGACATCGTTTTCAAAGTAAGACTGTATGAAGGGGAGTATTTACGTCTGAACACCTCGAAACTTTTCAGTTTGTTCTTCAGCACCTCATATCCTCGCAACGTTCCCAAAGCAATGTTCTTGTGGGCGAGCAGGTCGGCAAATTCTTCATCGAGAACCATCGGTTCTTCCTTGTCTTCCGGATTTAGAACGTCCTCCACCATTCTCTGCAAGTCACGGCTTGTGCGTATGTCCGCATAGTGGGAGGAGTAGACACGCATAATGATGTCCTTGAGATAAGCCACCTTGTTGTCCACATCTTCCCTATAAGCTATCTGGCACATCGCACGCTGTTTGATGCATTCTTTTTTGGAATCCCATAGGGATGGGTACACCATAATATGGCTGATGAAGTATAACTGCACCTTGCGCCCGTCACTCAGACGGAAGCGTATTTTGACCTCGGAATCTTTGGTCGTTCGGATGAATGCTTTGATTGTTGCCATACGCAAAGGTATGAAACTTGCACAACACTTGCACAACATTTGCACAACATATTTGTTATTGGTTGTAATTATTTAATACTATCTGTATAATCAAACATTTCAAAATGCTGATTGTTAAGTGATATAAAAGCAAATCAAGTGAACGGCTAACAAACAACGTTGTCCGGGTAAGACAACAAGGGTAGTTTGACTATCAGAAAGTTATGGTGGATGTGCGGTGGATTTGCACAACATTTGCACAACACGGACAAAAAAAGGGGGACGGTTCTCACGAATCATCCCCCTTTGTCATTAACCAATAACACTAACACAAACTAAAAAGAATTATTTTATTCTTCCATCATCCTTCGGAGTTATCTCAAAGGATGCCTTTGTCAATCTTTGTCCGGGAGACATCGTGCCGACAAGCACGAGGCGGAAAGCCTTGTATGGTGTGCCTTGTATGCCGGTGATGTATCTCTCAACGCTTGACGCCACTGGCGTCCACCGCTTGTAGTCCATCGTTCCATACAAGGCTGTCTTTATCTTGTCTCCGCGGGCGATCATCGTGTTGACCGTCTTCAGCGCATCTCCGTCACCGAATGTTATCGGACGTGACACTGCGGCAACAACGACATCGTCTTCGTTCTCCTGCGACAGGTCTATAATGTCCGACCTTGTGCTCTCTACGGACACCTGCACTACGCTGTTTGGGTAAGAGTTGGCTATAGCGACAACCTTGCCTGTGCGCACCTCTCCCCATTGCTTGCTCCGGAGCGAGTAGGTGGGGGCGAAGACGTTGCTCGGATTGCAGATGAGAATCCGTTGCCTTACGTAGTCGTATGCAATACGGCTTCCGCTGAGGAACCCTTTGAACGATTCAAACGAGATTCTGTCGGGCTCCAAGAGTTTCGTAAAGCCGGGGAGTGCAGACGGGCTGAACCACTCACCGTCCAAAGCCTCGGACAGGCACTGCGTTTGGGAGCCTTGAAGCACCATCAGTCCTCTGTTGGAAGAGAAGAGGATTGCATCGTCTATCTGCGTTATGCTGTCGGCATTATTGACAATGTCTCTTGTCACCGGAGTGACGGAAGCGATGCCTCCGTTCTCGTTGGTCTGCAACGCCCATATTCCTTCATCGGTGAATGCGTATAGGGGGTACTGACCGAATTGCCCTTCAGACAAAGCTTGCGTTGTTGAAGACAGCCCTATGATTTCACCGAAGCCAACCGTGTTTATACCTGCCACAGGGAAGTAGAACGGCATATTTACCGCAGATGTATAGACTTTGTTGGGTTCCTTGAACACCTTGTCGGTGGTCACTGGATCAGTACCCGTTGCCGCAGTTTCCCAAAACTTGTCAGTCTTGTCCCAATTGCATTTCTCGTCCCAGAAAGGGAACACATAGAACGCTCCGTTGAGGAAATCGTGCTGCTTCATCTCCACCTGCATATAGACAGGTTCGTTAGGAGTGGCACTCACTCCGTTGTATATCCTCTTGGCAATCATCTTTGTGGCAAACGTGTTGGGGTAGAACCCATAGAGTCCTACGTTCTCTTGATTTAATCTGTCTTTTTCGGGAGCCACGATGAATTGTCCGGATGTGTTGTGCAGCTCATACCATACAGAGAACGAGTACGACTCGCTTCTTTCATACCGTTGTGCCGCTGATGTATTCCATCCGCCGAAAAATTTTCGGCTGATGTTGGAAATGCTCAGCCTTGAATTGTATACAAACGCCTGTTTGGGCAACAACGATTCGTGGCTGTTGTAGTCATCGGTCATAACCTCCTTATTGACCAACGATGAGAGATAGGAATCTTGTATGTCAATCTCCCTCATAGCCGTATATTCCTTCAACTCCGATATGGGAATAGACTTGAGCAGATAAAACAAAGACTTGTTCTCCACATCCTTTTTTATCTCATCATTGGTAAACTTAGGCAAGGTGAAATACCATTTGTCTCCCAGAGGGAACGTGTTGTAATGAAGACGGAATCCGGATGTTGATGTGAAGGAGAGTATGCCGTAGTTAATACGGGTGTCTGATGTTTTAAGCTTTGCCTTGTGGCAGTGCTCGTTGTCTATCTTGTCGTATCCGCTTTGCTTGTATGTGTAAATAGGTGCGCTGATGAAAATGTCGACACTCTTTATGATGTCGCTGTAATCCTTCAAAGCAGATGTGTTGGATAGTACATTGCACAAAAGTCGGCAAGGTGTGCAACTTATGTTTATTTTCGTTTCAGTGTTGCCCACATCCAATTCGGGTGCGATAAGATACATAGGTTCAAAGGTGCTTGGAGTCATAAGGATAGGAGCCGAGTGCATCGTGAGTGTCGTGCCGTCATAAAGACGGTATGCGTATCTCACAAAGAAAGGGAATATGAACCGCCCATACTTGGTGTTGTTGGCGATGATCATATTCGCTATTACGCACAACTGCTGTTCCAAATCCCTTTGGTTCTCCTCCTTCATCCAATCTAAGTTCTGCGCCTTATCCCACTTTGTTTTGAATGTCAGTTTATGGGGGAGTTCCTTGTTCTCGTTCAACGTCCAACCATCTGTAAAATCGGACATTTCCAAACCGAAGCTCAGGTTTAGTTCCGGGAGATGAGTGCCGAGATTCTTATAGACGAACACACCAGTGTCCTTGTCTTCTTTCCAAAGGAAATAGCGCATTTCGTTTTCGGAATAGGCGATGAGCGTGTTGCCCACACTCACAATCTTGGGGAGACCGGCTACATCTCCTATCTCCTTGAAAACGCTGTCGCCGTCCTCCGCTGTCGGAGACATCTGATAGTACAGTGTGTTGTCCTTGAAGAAGATGTAGTGTTCGCTTTCTGAAGTCACGGAATGCACGAAGAGTAGTCCGTACTTGTCGTTGACGTTCCACAGGCATTTACCTTTGCCGACCGCCTTCAACTCGCCTTCTTCCGGGATAAGGTTCACAAGGTGCGACATCACTCCGTCTTGTGCACTATAGTCTGAAGGAGCATTGGAGATGCCCACAAATTCAATGTCTTTATTCATCATACAGATTGTTTCTCGTTATCAACGGCAGAGCCGTCCCAATGTTGTCCACCTCCACTGCGGAACCCACGGGCAGGTGAGCCTCCCTCTTTCCGCACAGAACGATGATTTTCTTTGCCAAGTCGTAGAAATTGGCACGGAGGAAATTGCTTCCGAAGTTGACCTTACGGCACACACCGCGGAATTTTCCTTTCACATTTCGTTCAGCGACATAAAGATAATATTCACCGCCCGCGTTCCACACATTGATGGCATCGCCGGGGTGCAGACCGAGAGTCTTGCTGACCCTTGATGTTATGTCTATCTGTCCGTTCTCACGGAAGTATATATCCGGTTTCCTTGTTTCCGCCATTCTCATTTCCTTAAAATTTTGAAGTAGTAAAAATCCTTGCATCGGCATCGCACCACTTTCTTCCTTGCAGTCTTGCCACACTCTATCCCATAGTCATAATAGATGCGGTTGACGGAAGGACACGTTGCGTTGAAACCGATGGTGTTGTGCTGAAAGTTTTTCTGCAACGGAGCGAAGGGGGTGTCCTTGCCCACAAGGTCGGGATGGTTAACGCAGAACCCATACTCCCGTCCATCCGAGAACATATGAATCTTATTCTCATCCACAATATCAGCCATCACTATCTCCGCCAAGCGCGGAGATAATGTGACTGAGTTATCTGTATCATCCAACACGACATACAGCCTGTTAAGCATCTTGTCAAGAATCCGTCCAATCATCGTTTTGTATTTGGGTAAATCAATCTACTGCGGAAACTTATGGTTTCGATGTAGGAGAACGACAAGTTTCCAGTTTTCAAATCACGCATATGCCGTTCCGCGTCAGCCTTGTTATCAAAAATGAAACTGCAAATCTCATATTTTCCGGTCCCTTTGGTGTTGACTATGTTGGCATAGTACTTATACCCCAGAAGGTAGGATATTATTCGTTGAATCAAAGACATTTCCATAAATAAACTTTTTACTAAGGTAATAATTAATCGCCTATCAGACAACTTTTTTTGTTAATCTTAAAGCTCTGTTTTCTCGTTTACTCGTTCGAACCGCTTGCACGCAGGGCGCATCTGCGATGCGTTGTATGAAGGCCACTTGCAATGTCCTTTTGCGGCGACCTCGTATCTGTAGTTGGCGCACACTCCACAGCAACGGAACTTGTCTGCCTGTGCCACGCTGATGCTCTTCAGCTCTCTTATGGCAGCGTCAATGCAAGCCTCCAATGCCGCCCGCTTGCGTTTGTTCACTTCGTTCACCTGTGCTGCCACGCTCTTCTCCTCGATGGCGATACACGCTTTTTGTATCGCTACGAGGTTGTTGATGCTCGGAGGGGTTATCTTCAGCGGCACTTCCGCGCATGCGGCTGCAAGACGTTCTGTGTATTCCTCGGCAAACTCAATCGCCATAAGCGAGAGAAACCGCACCACCTCACTCTGTGCGTTTATGTCGGAATCCTCGACATCGTAATTGAGAGAGCGGATAAATTCCTCCACATTAAGGCGGAGGAGCGAGAACACCTTCTTCGTGTCCTCGAAGAAGCGGTATTCTAAGAACTGCATCAATTGCAGTTCCGCACCGAACATTCCTCCAGTCAACTCCTTGTTGAGAGAACGAATGGCGTTGCCGAGGTCGCAACTGACACGCTTGTAGATAAGTTCTCCTCTGTTGTTGGTCTTGAAGTTGAAGCATAAATAGCGGAGCCTTTCCGCCTCACGGATCGTGAGCAGTGCAATGAACAATGGTTTAAGCACGAGGTTTCTGACCTTGCACGGCTGGAGCGGTTTTGGTGGCAGCTCTGGAGCCACGGCAGTGCGTCTTGCGGTCGCTGCCGTCAGTCTGATGGGGAATAGTATCATTGACATTCGTTGATAAATCGTTCTTGTTGTTTCTGGAAAAATTCTTTGTTTATCTCACAACCTACAAAGTCAAAGCCGAGATTATACGCGGCTATCCTTGACGAGCCACTGCCTAAATGCGTGTCAAGAATCTTGTCGCCTTGCTTTGCAAAGGTCTTAATGAGATATTCGTATAAAGCCACAGGTTTCTGCGTTGGGTGTATACGTTTCTGTCTGAATAGATGACTGAATAGTTTCGCTGGCGCATTGAACGATGTCCACAAGTATTCGCACGCAGAAAAGTTCTTCCACGGCTGTCGCTTGTCCCACACAACGAAACATCTGCAAGGAGGAAGATCGAAATAGTTTCCACCGCAAATTATCTGATTCTTCGACACGCGGAACAACTCCTGGAAATATTCATCCGTAGGCGGAATATCCCATTCCATCGGCATTGTGTTCAACGCCCTTATGCACTTCTTGCCTCCTGTAATGCCTGCGCCACTCGCTTTAAGACCATAAGGAGGATCGACAATGGCTAAATCAAAAGCCTTGTCGGGGAGAGTCCGCATATACTCTATGCAGTCAATGTTGTACGCTATATTCATTGGAAAAAAGAAAGGGAGGAAACCGATACTTCCTCCCTGTTGTCCTCTGGGGTTAAAGTTTTTTATCTACAATAGTAGAAATTAGTTCGTTTCAATCCACAGCCTTTCGGCTGACAAAATTTTGAATCGATTTTTGTTTAAATCCACAGCCTTTCGGCTGACTCCTTCGGACACCACAGAGATAGTGAAGAGAGTATCGTAAATACAAAAACTTTAACCCAATTAACAGAGGGAGGTTAATAATGTTAAATAAAATCGTAAATGGCGATATCGCCTTGTGGGTTCTTCTTGTTCTTCTTGTTGCGCCTCCACGCATAGGCGAACGGCATAAACTTCTCATACCACCGTGCGTCCTCCATCATGGAGCCTACATACTGGGTAAGGTTCGGCTTGTAGTCAAACTCCACAATCTGCGCCCAGTCGCCCTTGCGGTTGCCACCGAAGAGGTGCATCAACTTGTTGCCTTTACTCCAATCTTGGCAGAACTCCTTGAAGTAAAAAACATTATGGTTTTGCTTGTCTGGGTCTTCGAGAATCAGACGAACAAAGGCAGTTTGATTGTAGCGAATCATCAGTCTGTCCAACTTCACCAAGACATCGATAGGCTTGACCTCGTGTGTGCATTCGTAAAGTCCGTGGGCGAAGTAAGGTTCGCCCTGCTTTGTGAAGCGGACGCGCAAGTCGAAGCATCGTGCGCCATCGTACCACTGTTCCTCAATTGTCTTGCGCTGACACCGAGCGAACGGAATCATAAACCATCCATACCACTTCTGCGGTCGGAGATAGGTCATTGAATTATGTGTGCCGATTATCGGCGTACCTTGTTTCTGTTCCATTGTCTTCAATCAATTTTTAATTCAAAAAGTAATTTGCTTAATTAGCGGCGAGTAACCGCTGTTGTTTCCTTGCGACTTAACTCGTATCAACGAATAACTGTCCGTTGCGACAATCCATTCGCCGAAAACAAACGGTTTCTTGAAACATTCGGGAAATTCAGGAGCTTCGCCTGCGAGCTTCTTCAACACGCTCTTAATCTCTTTTCTCATATATTCATTCTCCTTATCTCGTTAATTTTATTAACAACTTCGCCGACTGAATTGTCGGTTGAAAACTTGTGGATAAGCGTGCAGCCATTTGCAATGTACAACGATCCGTCAATAAGTCTGACGGACAGGCTTGCGCACACTTCCTCATTTCGCTTCTGCGCCCTCCGCCTCTGCTGGCGAAGAAGCCACATCCTGTATTGCTTTATCATTTTAATAGTAATTTTACTGCGGAGAGTGCTTTTATAAGTGATTCTAAACGTTGTTTATCTATGTAGAATAGGCTTCTCGCTATTTTTCCATCTTCATACGCAGAAATCAAAACATACTCTTCATTTGCCTCTATATTTATAAAAGCATGGTTATGTTTATCATCAATAATATCTAAGCTATACATTACTCTATTGTTTTTATAAAAAGACCTTGTTGTAAAGTTCGGCGAATAGTTTCCCGAATTGCGCTGCACGCTCGGATGTCTTGAAGCAAAGGCAAGAATTGATATACGCAGCCACATTCGTAGGCGTGTAATGCGTAGACATGTATTGCGCATCCGCGCACACGAACCCCGCATCATCATCATTATACCTGAACCGAGGAAACCACTTGTCTTGTTCACAATCCGAGAAATCGGATACAAAGCCATCTTCTTTGTTCCACGCTTCTGCAATAGTGAACAGTTCATTTAAGGCAATCAGTGCCTCAATGTGCTTGGGGTTGATGTCACTTATAAGCTTGGTGACATCATCGAATTTATTGAGGAATCCAAGAGCTTTTAACCCAAGCATTTCTCTTGCGCTCTCAAAGTCCGTAATGACTTCGTTTATGTCACCGCATTCAACTTCTTCAAGAATGAAATCAAACGGTGACAAATGACTGTCAACGTCCCGACTTTCATTGTTGTAGCTGAGGTATCTCATCAACACTCTTCCAGCTTCTTTACGTGAATTGTGGATGGCTCGCATAACAGTCTGTTCGCTTCCATCCGCGTTTTTGATAATGTACTTTTTCATTTGAATTCTTGTTTGATTGATTCTACATATTTCACTATTCGCTCGTATTCACGACCTTTCTTCTCGCTGTCGTTATAAGCCTTCTTGATAAGTTCCTCACCCGTACCGTAAAAGCACCCAACAGACCACATATCGTTCGAGCGTGTCCAAGTAAAATATCTTCCACTGCTCCACCAATTCTTGAACACGATGTAGTCGGATCTTTTTTCAACTATCGCTTCTCCGTAGACTTCCGCTTTTCCGTAGACTTCCGCTTCTCCGCAGACAGTCGCATCTCCGCGGACAGTCGCATTGTCGCGGACAGTCGCATTGTCGCGGACAGTCGCATTGTC